GTGATTCCGTTGGGGTTCGAACCCAAGACCCACAGCTTAGAAGGCTGTTATACGGAACACCAATAAAATATCTAAACAATAACGACTTACGCTATAGGCGAATAATCATTTTGCGGCAATTTTGCGACATTTTACGCAAGCCTACTCCACTGAACATACAAATATACTTTACATTATCATTTCCTTTTCTGCTGATATTCCACAACTAAGAGCTGCTTCACATCTGCTAAATCCAACTCTAAATCACGATAGGTAGGATTAAAGGAACGCAATATAAGCTTTCCATTATTCATATCCAAGTCAATGATACGCTTCAATAGAATACCTTCTTTATGAACTATGATATATTCCTTTCCGTCTATATGAAGTCCATTGCTCTTTACCATGTAGTCAGGGCAGACTTTACATATAACGATGTCTCCATTCTGATAAGCTCTAGACGAGCCATCATCCATAGAATCACCGCTTACCTCGAATGCTACGTACTTTTCTTTATCTTCCTTTACAATAGGGATTGTTGGGAGCGATGATATATATACATCATCTGCATATCCGCTGAGATAACCTGCATAAGCCATCTGTGGAACAAGAGGAACAAAGCTGACGCTTGAATTGATATTCGATTTGATGTCATCGTTAAACATCTTTCCTTCTCCGGTCTTAAGCCAATTCAGATTTAGCTGAGGGTAAGCCAAAGAGATATTCTTCAAGAAAGTCTCGCTAGGCATATCCGGCAATCTGTTAATTGCACTGGTATAGCTCTTACACTTCCGCAAGAAGAATGTAGTACTAATTCCCATCTCCGTACAGAATGGCGCAATTCTGCTTTTGTAGTTGTTGAATTTTTCAATATTAGCCTCCGGCTGCAACATTTCACCAGCTCCATTAGCTAGCCAATCCATATTAAGATCTGGAAATTTAGAATTTACTCTATAAGATACCCTTGCCGTGAACACACCATTTTTCCCTATGATTGGAAAGTTAGAGGCCACATCGGCTTTGTCGCAAAATTCACGTTTGGTAATTCCTTTATATTTAAGATACTCACGCAGTCTAGTCTTTGCGTTTTCGTTTTCGCTTACCTTTATAGGTGAAGAGATGAACATTTCCCCCATTCCTGTCCTAATATAACTTGGATTTACCTGCGGAAATTTTCTCGTTATAGCTTGCAAGCTTTTGGAAGATACACGATTAGTTATACGGCTTACGAAGCCATGTCCTAAGCCTACGGTATCCTCGAATTTTTCATTTGAAGTGTAACCCAAAGCAGTGATTACAGCCTTCAGTCTTTCGTATGCACTATTCATAACCTAAAATTTAATACGCAGTAAGCGCATGTGTAACTTAATTTATGTAAACATTTAGAGTTTAAAGATAATAAAGGTTAATATAGTATATTTAAACACTAATTTATTTGCATATTTGCGATACTTTTCTTATCTTTGCACTCGTAAACATTAAATATGTTGCAAATATACATAAAAATATCGTAACTTGCAAGAAATTTAATATATTTTTTGCAATATTACATAAAAAGGTGAGACACACCATAAAAACTGTAGAAAGAATATGTCATTAAGCGAGATTAAGCAATTAGTATCTATCGCATTTCAAGCGGGACGGATGGATGCCCAATTCGAAATGGGCTTGCGTTCCGACAAGATACGCAGAAAGGATGCCGAATGCTATCTTGCATCAAAAGGATTCGAAAAACAGATGATTGACAAATGGGTCAAGAATAGGTTAATGAAAGAATATGTAGGTGATAGTAAAAACTCACCTAGATATTATTCTCTCAAAGAAATCAATGAACTTGTTGTTTCTTGTCAGATAAAGAAAATGATTATTTAAAATATACGACTATGGCAGAGAATAAGGCAGCGAAGCCTGTAGAAGGGCAGAGCGTAGAAATTAAGGATTATGAGTTTCGCCTCCTTGATGCAGATGAGATAGAAGTTCGTGTTGGTCAAGGTGGTAATCAGAAGTCACCGGACTGGTGTTCCTTGTTGCTTTACAAGGACGCAAGATGTGACATGAGACGATTAGATGAGAAGTTCGGCATCTATGGTTGGAAACGTAAACATGAGCTTATCGGTCAGAACCTCTTTTGTACGGTTTCCGTTTATAAAGAAGGCATCGGTTGGATAGATAAGCAAGATGTTGGTACGCCAAGTAACACTGAAGCCGTTAAAGGTCAAGCAAGTGATTCTTTCAAGCGTGCATGCTCTTGTTTAGGTATCGGTCGAGAATTGTATACTGCTCCCAAGAAGATATTCATCAACCTCAACCGAAACACCGAATATTCTCAAAGCGGAAAGTTGAAGACAATTTTCCATGTTGGATATGTAGGTTATACAAACAGATGTATTGCCAAACTTATTATTCAAGATGAGAATAACATTGTGCGTTGGTATTGCGGCATGACAGAACAAGAAGTTCTTGAATGGATAAATGAGCAGAAAGAAGTATATGGTTACTCTGAACCAGCCCCAAAGAGCGAGGAAGAAAAAGACGAAAATCTTAATGAGCAAAAACAATATGCTTATCCACAATTGCAACAGGCTCAAATTTGGGAGGACGTAGATAGAGTTTGGAACGGATTCCCAGACCTTCAGAAGTCCGAAGAGTTTAAACGCAAATGTGCATTACGAAAGATGGAACTCGCACAGAGCAAGAAGGATTTAAAAGCTGTTTATGATGCTTATCCCGAATATCAAAAGAATGCAGAGTTCTTAGCTAAGTTGACACAATTTAAATCAAGATTAGTATGATACAATTGAATAACAGTGGAGTTCTTTATGAGGACTCCACACATCAATACTTTTATGATGGTCGTGAATTAAGTGGCATTACAGGTATGCTTCATCAGTATGTATTTCCCAATATGTACTCTAACGTAAGCGAAGAGGTATTGAAGAAAGCTGCCGAAAAAGGCACTATTATCCATGAGCAGGTAGAGTTGTTTGCTTCATTGGGTATTGAGCCAGCCTCAGAGAGTGTCAAGGATTTTGTCGCTTATATCAAGAAGAATGGATATGAGATTATAGGTAGCGAATATGTCCTTCGAATCGGAGAAGACCATGCAAGTGCAATCGACTTGGTGATGCACAAGGATGATGCACCGGACGATGAGGTTGAGATTTGGGATATTAAGGGTACTTATTCCGTTAATAAGGAGTATGTGCGTTGGCAGAACTCGATGTATAAGTTCGGTTTCGAAACATTGAATCCTCATCTGAAGGTTACACGTATATGTTGTATGTGGTTGCGTGATGACGAGAAGCGTGGAACAATCTGTAAACTCATCCCATTAGGCAAGCCAAGACCAGCGAGTGATGTTAAAGAATTGTTCCGATGCGAGAAAGAAGGTCGTTTGTATAATGATGATACAAAAACACCTTATTACATTATAGATAACGAAATCGCACTCATGGACGTTCAAGAGCGCATTGCTAAATTGCAAGAACAGGAAAAGGAGTTAAAGGCAGCTATCTTTGATGGTATGTCAAATGACAACCTAACGTCTTATAAAACTTCAATTTACACTTATTCATTGAAGTCTGCTTCTGAGAGGGTTACGTTAGACACGAAGGCTTTTGATGCGGATGACGAAGAAGCTTACAACCATCTATTGAAAAAGTATAAAAAGGTAACTAAGGTAAAGCCTAGTTTGACCTTGAAAAGAGTTGGATAATTTATTGTTTTATTAAATATTTTAAGTTATGTCTAATAGTTATAAAGGTAAGATTGTTGCTATCGAAGGCATTCAATCTATTCAGAGACAAGGTAAAGAACCATTTGAAAAGAGACGTTTGATGCTTGATGCAACACGTTTCGATGGTTTGACAGGGAAACGTGGCTACGAAAAGCGCATCATCTTTGAATTCAGTGGTAAGAATGTACATGTACCGGATGGTTTTAATGTCGGGGATATTGCTGAAGTATTCTTTGACGTTGAATCATATCAAGGAACAAAGAAGGATGGCACAACAGACTGGTTTACATCTGTTCGTGGCTACAAGATGCAAAAGATTGAAGCACAGAACAATGCGCCACAAGGTGGCATGCAAGCTGCTGCTAATAATCCTTTTCCACCACAAGCTCCAGCCGCAGGTTCAGCACCAATTCCACCAGCGCAGCCGAGTGGTACTAACACATCTGATGCGCCATTTTAAACTTATTATGGTGGAGAATTAATTTTCTCCACCTTTCATTTAAAAAAGATGGTATATAATATGTTGAATCCGGTCGAGCTTGAAAAGTTCGAGGAACGAACCAAGGCTATGATAACCAAAGCCAAGAAACTACAAAGTGATTATTATAATGAGAAGTTCTTTGTTGTTGACCTTAAAGAGAGACAACAATCTAGGACAATCCAGCAGAATGCTTATCTGTGGGTAACAATCACTTACGTAGCTATTGAAGAAGGATATACTAAGGACTATATCGAACAAGAGTTCAAACGTGTAAACAAGGATATTTTTCTTAGGGAGCGTGAGAATAAACAAGGCAAGACCTTCCAATATTGGAGGCACATACCAGACCTTGACAAAGAAGAAATGTCTTTATGTATAGACCGATGGCTTCATCATTGCTCAATGGAAAGAGGATTATACATACCGACTCCACAAGACCATGCTTATATGGTATGGCAGACGCAGGTGGAGAGGCAAGCAGAATTAAATAAAGAGTTTTTATAGGATGCTTGGTGTCGTAGCTCAGTTGGATAGAGCAAATGTTTCCTAAACATTAGGTCGTGAGTTCAAGCCTCACCGATACCACATTCTCTAACATAAAAAGAAAGAATATGAAATCATTAACAGGAAAGTATTTTATCGTAGGTGTTCGTTATGAGAAAACTCTAGAAGACGGAACGAACGCTAAAACTACAGAGCAATATGTTGTAGATGCCTTGTCATGGTCAGAATGCGAGGCTAAGACTACAGAAGAAATGGCGGTATACACAAATGGTGATATGGAGATTGTCACTATGAAGAAAGCTGGTTTCTCTGAGTTGTTCCTTTCAGAGGTAGATAGTGAGGATAAATACTACGATTGCAGTATTAACATGATTACTATTGACGAAAAATCTGGCAAGGAGAGGAAGACCAAGGTTCGTTATCTTGTGCAGGGTGATACCATTGAGAAGGCTCGTAAGAATGTAGATGAGATTATGGGTAAGACTATGATTGATTACAATATTACAAGCCTTAAGGAAACATCAATCATGGATGTTTTCTTGCATATGGGTAAACCAAAGGAGTAAGGCTTTTCATTTTTCTTATTATTTAATTAGTTTGAAATCCCCCTATGGGGTGGTGCTGCTTAGTTCAATGGTAGAACGTCCGCCCAAATCGGAAAAAGGTTGTGGGTTCGACCCCCACAGCAGCAACTATGACTTTTGGTTTGATAAAGGATAAAGATTATGGGATATTATGATAGATTCAACAAAGGTGGAAAGAAGCCTAAACACCAAAGGAGCGAGAAGCAAAAGTGGGTTGACAAGCTAGATAGGCTTATGTCGGTTTATATCCGCATGAGAGACTCTAGAGAGTTTCACTATAAGTACTTCAGATGTATCAGTTGTGGACGAATATTGCCAATCGACCAAGCCGACAATGGGCATTATTGCGGACGAACTCATATGAGCTTGCGCTTTGATACACGTAATCAGAATGCGGAATGCAAACGATGCAACAGATTCTCTTCTGACCATCTTATCGGTTATAGAAAGAATTTAGTAATGAAGCTTGGAAGATTGGCTTATTTGCAAAAGCATCCTCACGTTCCTTTAGATATGGAAGAAGTAAAGCGGCTCGGAGAACAACAAGTCGATTTACTGGAAGTAATGAAGCATCAAGCAAAGAATTGGTCGGTGTTTGAATTACAGGAACTCTATAAATACTATGCGGCTCTAATTCTGAAAATGAATGAAGAAAAAGATAATCAATAAGGTTTAAATAATGTTACTGCATTAATAATATACACTAAATTGTTTGCATTATTAAATTATTCTTCGTACCTTTGCAATCGTCTTGGTGAGACACACCATAAAAACTGTAAGGTCATTTTTATATTGGCTTTTGTTATGCATAAGACTTGTGCATTCCTATATAGTAACAAAAGTGATTTCATATTATTTGTGAAATGAAGTTTAAATTAAGACCATATCAAGAAGAGGCAAGCAAGAAGGCTGTTGAGTTTTTCTTGGATGAAAAGAAAAATTGGAACGCTCTGGAAGTGCTTCCTACTGCATCGGGCAAATCATTGATTTTGGCAGATATAGCTGCTAGGCTCAAGGATAAAGTGCTTGTATTCTCTCCTACTAAGGAAATTTTGGAACAAAACTACAAGAAGTATTGTTCTTATGGATTTGATAATGCCAGCATCTATTCCGCTAGCTTTAAATCAAAAGAAATCAGCGATGTTACTTTTGCTACAATTGGTAGCGTGAAAGGACATCCCGAATTGTTTACTGACTTCAAATACATATTGATTGATGAGGTTCATTTAGTGAAACCTGAATCCGGCATGTATAAGGAGTTTCTTGATAAATTAAAGAGCAAGGTCATAGGTTTAACCGCAACACCTTTCCGTCTGTATTCCTATCAGAACTATGGTAGCATACTGAAGTTTCTGACAAGAAGTAGAGACAAGATTTTCAAGGAGCTTATTTACTATGTTCAAGTTGAGGATATGGCAAAGAACGGATATATCTGTCTTCCGAACTATTACACATGCCCACCACCACAATGGAACGAAGGAAACTTGCAGCTCAATTCAACTTGCCGTGATTACACTGATCAAAGTGTCAAGCAAGAATATGAACGTGTAGATTTGTACGGATGGCTAGTTAGTGTTGTTAAAAGATTGCTTAATCCTAAACGAGGTGGAGAGCGTAAAGGTATCTTGGTTTTTACGAAGTTCGTTAAAGAAGCTCAGATGCTGACCTATTCCATACCTAATTGCGAAATGGTCTGCGGAGAGACACCACCTAAAGAGCGTGAGGCTATCATCGAGCGATTCCGCAATGGGCAGACTAAGGTATTGGTAAATAGCCAAATCTTGGTCGTAGGCTTTGATTATCCGGAGTTAGATACTGTAGTGTATGCAAAGCCAACACGTTCATTAGCGCAATATTATCAAGTCGTAGGAAGACTTCTTAGACTATCAAAAGGGAAACAACCTTGGTTTGTTGACCTCTGTGGTACTTATGAGAGGTTCGGAAAAGTTGAAGACTTGAAATTGCTAGACCAAAACGGCAAAGGAAAGTGGGTAATAATGAGTGGAAATAAACAATTAACAAATGCATTTTTTTAAGATATGGTAGTAAAATTAGACGAAAAAGCATGTAGCTTGGATGCAGATGAATTGGTCGCTTTCGTCCGTCTGTCATTTAATGCTGACAAAGACGGATATGTATATGGGAGCAACAAGGAATTATCGAATAAGATAGGTATGTCGGTAGCAAAGACAAAAAAAGCTATTGATGGGCTATTTGAGAAACAAATGTTATCTATCGGAAACGGAAAAGTCTTTATTTGGAAGCATGAAGACAACATAGAATTTGCTGAAGGCGAAGAATCTAAACCACACAAGAATGAACCTGAACGAATAGCATTGAATAACGTCCCTAGTGTACAACAAGTGGATGATAAAGCAAAAAAGGTTTGCGAATATTTCAATAAGGTTATCGCTGGAAGAGGAATGCCTCTAGTTCATGCCCTGACATCGAAGAGAAAGTCAATGATTAATTCACGGCTTAAAGAATATGGGAGTGAGCAGATGAAGTTGATGATTGACAAGGCGGCAGCATCTTCATTCCTTAATGGTAGTAATGGATGGATGGCGAGTTTTGATTGGATTATGAGACCAAATAATTTTGTTAAAGTATTGGAAGGAAATTATGATGATAGAAAGCAAGGGACTAATAAAGACGCAGAGCAAGGCTATTACCAAGAATCAGCCGACCTCGTGCAGCGTCTCAATCAACAGAGAAAAGCAACGAATATTCAATGAGTACGGAACATTCGATAACGTTCTAATGTCTTTCTCTCCATCAAGCCAAGTAGGTAGTAAGATGCCAATCGGGAAAGCTTTTAAAAGCAACGCACCAACACTTACCTATCTTGACTTGTGTTATGGAGAAGGAAGTGCAATAACATGGCTTGTAGCATGGGTTTCTGATGTCTATGGTATTTGTGGCTTTGTAAATAATGAGGCTACTGAAAATATCAAGATAATGACTGCAAATGCTATAAAGGATGAGTATTATTTCCTTAATCTGAACGAGCTGATTACTTTCTTCAAGATGTTTATTGCCGGAAAGTTTGAGAAATTCTACAAGAAGCCAAATCCGCAAGTTATAACAAAGAGCTTGAATACTTTCTGTTCCCATCGTATAGATGCCATAAAAGCAGTAGAGGCAAATATACAGAAAGAGAAAGAGGCTAAAGAAGATGAGGCTATCAAGCAAAATGCCATCACTTATGAAGAATGGGCGGCAAGAAAAAAAGCTAAGGGCGAGGAAGTTAATATAGAACTTATCGAAGACGAGAAAGGCAACAAGATTTTTCGGGTAAAAGCTCCTAAAGCTGATATTAGATTAGACTCAGCTTATATGATAGTCAAGAATACAACAAATGCAGATTTTAAGGCTATATGCAAGCTAAGAGAATGTTTCGTTAAGAAATATGGTATAGACCCATACGACTTGATTAGAAGTTTAGGGAATAAAAAACTTAGAGAATATGAAGAAAGAAGAAATTGTCAAGGCAATCATTAAGAACCTTAGAGATGTAAATGGCAAAAAGTTCCGCAAGGATGATGTTCAAGCCATTGTGAATTATTTCATAGACCTCACAAAGCAATCGTTGCGCAACAGAGACCGTGTTATGATACGCAGCTTTGGAACATTTGTGGTACGACATAAAAATCCCAAGCAAATTAATTGCGTGCGAACAGGAGAGAAAACGATGACAAGGGAGAAAGACCATGTGGCTTTCATTCCTTCTAATGATTTTGACTTAGATTCAATAGTATAAAATGGAGATAGCAGAAATAGAACAGATTATAGAGGCTTGCAACTTTGATGTTGCTAGCCAGACCCAAAGAGCAGAAACATTCAACGTAATTGACGCTATTGTAGAAATGCGCAAATACGAAGGTCGTTTCAACGCCAAACGTTGGGAATATGAAAATGTTAATGGACGTGGTACGATAGAAATATATTCTAAACTCGTTGCCGGAACTCTAGAGGACAAATTAGCAGAGTTTGCTATTATATTATTCTCAATGGCCAATAAGTACAAGATGAATGTCAAATCGTTGAGGCTAGACCCAGATTCAATGAGAGACCGTTCCTTTGAAGACTTGATGATGTCTATGCTGAAGATTGAAATGACACATTACCGAGTGTTCAAGAAGATAATAATCTTGATTGGCATGCTTTGCGGATATTGCATGATGAATGGTATTGATTTGTTGTGGTTCGTTAACAAAAGACTTTTGATAAACATTAAATAGGCTAAAATATGAAAAAGTTAAAGTTAGTTTTTACAAGTACGGATTTCGCATCTTATACGAAGAGTACTATGGGTATGTTATGCAAGGTTCTTTTACGAATTCCTTACCTTGTACTTGTAGGCATAGTTAGTACAACATGCTGGCTTGCTAAGTGTATTGTAAGGTTCTGTAAGGAGAATACAAAGGCAGCAGTAATAATAGGCTTTGCTATCTGCTTTATGGTTATGTTTGTTGAGTTTATCTATTTTAAAATTCAACTAGCAAAGAGTTCGTATCAGACAAGTGAACTTATAAAGCGGAACTATGAGCTGGAGCAGACCGACAGATACGATATAGGCTTCCATGATGCAATGGCAAAGAACAGAGAAATGCTTACACAAAATATTGAACCATGACAAACGAATTCAATGATGCGTTTACGAGAGCGCAAGCTTTGCAGAGGAGGTTCAACCCAGATTACATGAACTCCTTTTCGATAGCAATTAAATATGATAGCTATTACGAGGAATACATGGAGATTGAATTGAGAACAGATAATGATAAGTTCTTTATTTCTACATTGACATGCGTTTACGAAGAGGATTATACTCTAAGATTAGACGAATTAGAAAAAACAATAGATAAATTATTAACAGATGAAGACAATGAATAAAAAAGTTATTTTTGTAAGCCTGTTGGATATTATAAGTATTCCATCGGGTAACGAGCATCCTATAGATATTACGGATTTTCAGCTAAAGCACGATTTCTTTAGAGCGTTGCAAGCAGATAATAATATAGTCCGTGTCAACATCTTAGGATATGACAAGAACCAAGTAATGTATTCAAGCGATATAACATTCAAGAAAATGGTATCGGTTATTTCATACGAAATTGCTATGTATACAGTTAATGCGGTAGTTCCATATTGCTCTACTGATAATATTGATGATACTTTTGTTGATGCTGCAAAAAGCACCGAGAGTATAGAGTTTCTCAAAGACAAATCTAATTGGCTGATTATTGGGAACGATGATCTGGCTGATAAATTTGGGGTTGACAATATAACAATGGAGGATTTCGTCAATGGAGAACTTGGAGAATATTCTGAAGGAGCTAAGACAGCAGAAAAGAGATAAACATATTAAACCGGAAATCTTGACCTTAGCAACCATAAAGAATAGGTACGGAAAAGACCCGTTACCTGAGTTGCGTAATTTATGGGCAAAAGGACTGGTTAAGAATTGTAGAACTTTAAATGATTTAGGCTTTATATACAATGGATAAGGAGTTAATAAAGAAGTTAGTAGCACAAGGCAAGGCTTATGTACTTGACTTGCGAGGTGGTCGTGTTCCTTATAAGGAAGGTAATGCTGCGGCAGTTGATTTTTACTGTCCACAAGATGTGGTATTGAATATGCCTTGGGTGAAAATGGGAAGAGGTCACATAAATCTGCATTTAGGCGTTGAACTTCCTAAAGATGTTGGCTTGGATATTCGTTCACGTTCCGGCTTTACTGACAAAGGTATGCAAGTTGATGTGGCCTTTATTGGCAAGAACGAAACACAAGTTGGTTACATGACTAATGTTAGAGCGGATATTGATATTTGTCTAGGTCTGGTCGATGAAGACTATAGGGACAATATTGGTGCGCTTTATAGAGTTAATTCCGACCGTTATATGCCGACAAAGGATAGCAAATTTAAACTAGATTCAGATTACGAATATTATGTTTTCGTAGTCAAGAAAGGTACTCGTATTTGCCAGGGGGCATTCCGCAAGGTAGAAAATCCAGATTGCATACTTGGAGAGTTGAATATGGAAAATAATCGTGGAGGAGGATACGGACATGGTGGAGCAAAATAACAATGGGTGTTGCGAATATGCTAACAAGTATATCTTTGAGATTAGACATTTGGCAGACATGATTGAATGCAAGGATAATGCCACTTTCGTTTCATCTCTAAGGGAGGACTTCGGAAAGCTCGGATTATTTTCAAGCGCAGCCAATTTCCTTCGTCTTATGTATGAGATACGAGCATCTTCTGAAGACAAAGAAACCTTACGAAGCCATATCAGTGTAATGGCGACGGAAGCCTTGCTTACGCTCTCTTGGTATATTGTTTCAGATTATAACGACATCATCGAGTCGCAAATCGAATTGTTCAAAACCAAAAATAAGCGGTATGGAAACGCATTTTCTGAATGTTTTGCTAAAGATGGTTATCCGTATGCCTTCGGTCATTTGCAAGAGAAGATTAATCGTATTTGCTCTTTGCTTACTTTGAACGAGGATGCTAAAGAAGAGCCTGTCCTAGACAGCTATAAAGATTTATTGGGGTATTGTATTTTAACGCTTATCGAAATAAAATGAGATACCGAATAACAAGAATAGAAAAAGTTATCAATGGGCAGAGTTCGTACGAGCACTGCTCGTTGATAGTTTCTAACATAGAAAAGTTTAGGAAACAAATAGATGCAGACGAGGTTAACTTCGTCTATGAAATGTTGGATTAAAAATAGAAAAGAATGAAAGAACCAGACATTGAAATGAATCTAAAGAAAATCATGGAACGCATAAAATGGATTAGAGAAACTAAGGCCATCTTATCCAAGGAAGAAATAAGTCTTTCCATTCCATTGATGCAAGACTTATCGCAAGTAGGCAATATTTACGATAAGTTTATGAGCTATCATGCCGGACGAAATTCCACAATGGTACGCAAGCAATTTATCTTTGTTATTCTTTATCTTTATTCTCCTAGTGCCCTTGGCGGTTCTAAGATGAGAAGAGGGTTAAGAGAAAAAATCGCTAAGGTTTTGGGGTGTACATGTTCTAATGTAAGCCATGATTACAAAAACATCAGTTTCTATTATGTTACTTACCGAAGTTTCCGTAATGACGTGAATGAGATATTGGATAAGCTATTAATAGATTTGGGTTTAAAAGAGATAGGGGAAGAATAACTTCCCCTACCCTTTTTAAAGCAATCGCAACTCTTGTTTAATACCAAGCTTTTTTGACTCTTTTTTAAAGAACTCTAATTTACGTTTTACTTTATCTTTAAATTCCTCGAACAATGCAATTAGAGCCTCTTGCTCGGTATCAAAAAGTGATTCCTCTCTAATTGTATGCTGTTTAATTCGTTCACAATAGTCGGGTTTGTATTTATAATCTATCCACCAACCCGAAGAATTAAATTCGTTCCCCTCAAACCAAGATACGTTGCAGCATCCCTTTACTATACAGCGTTGTGGGGCATCAAACCATCCATCAATATACCAAGCAATATCACCATTCTTATATTTGGGTATTGGTCTTTCCTCTTTGTTCGTATATTTATATTTCTTCATATTCTCTTTTTTATTACTTATAGAAATCCCTATTATAAATACCTGAAAGCCTTTGCATATCTTCCTCTGTTATGGAGTACTTGTAGTTTAACTGATATTGAATATAGTCTCCATACTCCACATCTTTACATGGGAACAGCTTTCCGTTATCAATTCGTTTGAATATTATATTATAATCTGTCCTCACTCCCTTGTTAATAATTGAGAAGTGACTTCCTACAGACTCTCGTTTATCTATTACTTCATACCAAAAAGTTTTACCTTTATGAGACCTATCATTAATACCCATATAAGCAAAAATTCCTAATATAAAAAGAACAAATAAAAGCTTAAAAAAATAGTTATCTTTTTCCATACACTTAACTCTTTATTATTTTTAAATACTTTAATTTTGCGAATCTGTATGAATTGTATATTTTTACATACGTACATACTCTTGGAGTAAAGGTAGAAATACAACCATCAAAGTTATCAAATCCTAAGATGATATATTTCTTATCAAGATACCCTGCCACATATGCGCCAATATCCTTGCCTTTAAAAAGAACTCGCTCACCTATATGAGCCTTACAAAATTCCTCGTTTGTCATACGCTATCGCTATTTTAGTTCATCAAAGTCAAGCCACTCAATCTTATCGTAGCACTCATACAGAACTTCAATACGCTGTATTCCGTCTTCTCTAGTGACTATCCATCCATCATCACTCATCGCTCCGTGGTGAAGAGACGTAGGATTTACGCCTCTACCACTATATCGGAACATTACCCACTTTTTTAATGGTGGCTTCTCTTCCTTTAGGTCGTGCCATAATGATGCAGCATTCACGTAAGGAACGTTTTCTGTGTTACAATCAGTAACACCAATCTTTTCTGTACTGAACGTTACCCCGTTCAGCTCATTGTAATCTACCTCATCTTCATTGCTACAGATATTGAGATAAATCTTCTTAGGTAAATTCTTTATTTTCATATCCCTTAAACTTAATTTATGAATATTTACCAATTCCAAATGTCAGCGTATCTTTCATCTGGTGGTGTTTTAATCTTTGGAAATATAGGAGTATTGCTGATAACACGATGGTCGCAACTTCCTGTACTTCCACTAGTAAGTGGCTCTCCGTTACAGACTAATCTATATTTACATTCATCACATTGTATGTAATTCATATCACTTGAATTTAATGATAAAAAACTCAGTATCAAGCCATTTGTCGGGGCATAAGCCTCTCTTAGACTTGCCGATGGTGATACTTTCAATCTCTTTCTCTATACGTGGACTATCCTTGCGGTAGCCGTTTATGAAGAGAACGTGGGTGTATGGCTTGTATTCCGGTTCACCTGTCACACAACAATAACCGCCGTACTCATCAAAAAGCACTTCGCCGCCTTCGGCTTGCTGGTTTACAAGTCGGGATGCCCAATACGGCTTTATCTCCCGATACTCTTCATCCTTTCTTTCGTCAGCAATCATATCGAACCACTGCTTGCTGACGGATAGGGTCAATACTTTCTTTTCCAAACTCAGAATGTTTTAATCATTATGTTACTGTCTCTTCTTAACTCAGCCATAAACTTTCGCTTGTCCATTAGGTTCGGCTTGTAGTCCGTCTTATGGCATCCACACTGACCAACACGAAACCAATAGTCTATCTTTCCGAAAGGAACAGGCTTGGCGTTTGCGAAACTATACTTCTTTTTCATTCTTCCACTTCCTCCCAGTTTCCTTGCTCATTATAATTTTGCTTTGAAGTTGTAAATTGGCTTAATGACATCAATGACATCAACCGTAGGTTTGATTAACTCAACAATCTCTTCGGTTGGCTTGTATGCCATAGGTGCTTCATCAATGGTTTCTTCACAAACTGATGTGGAATAAATACCATTCATTTCATTCTTGTAAGAATCCATAGATAACTCTTTCTTTGCCTGTGTACGAGACATTAATCTACCTGCGCCATGAGGGGCAGAGCATAGCCAATCTTTGTTACCTTTTCCCTTGCAGATAAGAGAACCATCACGCATATTCATAGGAATAATGACAATCTCGTCTTTCTTTGCACTGATAGCTCCCTTTCGCAATATACCCTTGTCTGTATCTATATAGTTGTGAATGGTTGTAAAAGAATACTTATCAGAATCAGCATCAATATCTACACCTAAAGCATTTACAAGTCTGTTGGCGATAATCATTCTGTTTTGTTCAGCATATTTTTGAACTATGCGCATATCATTGAGGTAGTCATTGAGCAAATCACCTTCCAAGTAAGAAAGTTCCTTGCTTATATTTTTAGTACCTAATGACTTAATAACACTCTGTATCTCATTTTCTCTGCCTTCGCTTTTTAGCTTGGCAATAACCTCAGACTTATCAGCTATTTTCTTACGACAATACTCGTAGGCAAGTTTTTGGTAATAGTTGCATACCCTAACACCAAGGTTTCTACTTCCTGTATGTATCACAAGAAACTTCTCTCCTTCTTCATTTGCATCTAACTCAATAAAGTGATTGCCACCGCCAAGACTTCCAACAGAACGATATACTATTTCCATGCTGTCAAGACAATCCCAAGCACGGAATTTGCCAAACATATTGCCGTCAACTAATCCATGTATGTATGCAGAAGCTTCTTCGTTGATATTGAAACCAGATGGAATCAACGTATTGACTGCTTCGTCAAATTTCTGTAGATTAATATTAACTTTACCAAGTCTAACGACTTTCATTCCGCAACCTATATCTACTCCTACGGTGTTAGGAACTACTCTTTTGTCCAGCTCTATCACCGTGCCAATAGTACAGCCTTTACCTGCGTGACAATCTGGCATTATTCTTATTTCACAACCAGAGTAAGCATCGCTATTGGATAGAACTTCTATCTGCTTGATAGCTTCATCTTCTATTGTCTTTGCGAAAATCTTTGTAAACTCATTCATATCTTGTTCGTCTAAAATTATTCGTTTCTCCATACACTATTTTATCTTACAATTACCATAACTTTCCAATCAAATGATGGTCGTGCTTATCGAAAGCAATTCCATACTTGAACATTTCTTCAAAAAGCATAAGACGCTCCTCGTTGGTAGCCAACCGAGTAAATTTCTTTTTATCCTCGGTCATTGTGAAATGCGAGCCTACCATTAAATTCTTATCTTCCTTATGGAGATAAAGATAGCAGAACAGATTGTGACACTCTGGTTTCCAATGCTTACATAACACAATCCAATTATTATTTATCACAACTATATTGCCTTCAGCGACAATATCTTCAAACATATTATTTTCCATACGCTACTTCTCCTTATCGAATTTGTTGCTAACAACTTTTGCATAAGTTATTACATCATTACCCAAACTACCTACACATTCGTGAAGAGGAATACCTATATAGAGACCTTCCTTTCGCGCCAAGAATGTGCCTTCATTAAAAGTAACAACATACTTAATATTGTCATCATCAACATCCTGTAGAATATCTCCTTCCCAAACTTCTCTTCCCTCACAATCTTTCAGACCTGTAAATTGGCAGACCGTTAAAGGGTCAACCTGATGTGCCTCGTTTCTATTAAGCATTGATTCACTCTGCCTATCCTCGATGATGTAAGTGTTACCGCATTCAGCATAGAAGTAACCTTCTACCCAAGTGTTATTGTCAAGACGTGTAGCCTTGAACTTGATATTTTCTATTTTCATATTTATATGTTTATATAAAGTCTAAATAGACTATTGTTTTTACTTTATTAACTTTGTTGTTGTTATTGTTATTAAAATAATCACTACCTTTGCACTCGAATCATTTAGAGTATCAAACTCTGTTAAGGTAAACCTCTAGCCAAACATTAACAAATAAAACGATGGAACAGCAATGAGATTTACAAAGCCCCTTAGTTGCCGCTTAGGGGCTTTTTCGTGTACCGCAGTTTAGAGGTTTTGCGGTATTCCAGCTATCGAATGGTAGTGAACTTAACATTGTTTGATTATGACAAATGATTCAAAAACAAACGGGAAACGTCTAATCTTTCGTCCTTACGTTGTTAGGGATGGTAAGATTATCCGTCCTAAGCACGGAGGTTGTCTAGCCTTTTGGGTTGACGATTAAATTTCCTATTTGTGGGGTAGCGGCAACTACCCCTTTTTATTTTAATTCTACTGGCTCATCTTCCCATTTCAGCTCTCTTCCGATGAGCTTCTTGATAGAGCCTTGTGGAAGAGGAATTATCTGGGTTTTATCATTGCCCCATAACCTACGGAATAATTTCTTCGGTCTATCTGAAAGAATAACTTCCACACCATGATAATTAACTGCTACCCATGCCATAACTATATCTTTTTAAGTTTTATTTTTATTGCCTTCAGATTTCTTTCACCTCCATCCCAGAAGCATGAACGTCTAAGATAGAAAGGTTGACCTTTAAGCCAAGGGAACTTATCATAGAAAGCCTTCCATTTAGCCTTTCCTGCGTTCAAAGAAGGTACTTCAATACAGCTTCTAGCATGGCAACTGCCAAAGACTAATGTATTATCACAAACGTTTTTATCCATAACTATTCCTCCAATTTTGGGCTCCAATATTTTGTTCCACAGTACTCTTCCCCACATAGCTCTCTACTGTACCGATACTTACAATTAGAACAACTTCGCTCGCTTGGATTCCACAGCATGAAATAAATTGCATTACGAAAACCTTGGTCATATATCTCTTGTTCAAATGCGCCAAAATCATCCTGATAAGCTCCTTCTTCTTTTGCTTGTTGAATTATTTCATCTATTTTTTCATTAATTTCCATAACTATTCCTCCACTTTTACGCCAAACGGAAGCCCATCGGCAAATAACAAATTCTTAAAGCAACTTTCAAATGTCTCATCTTCATATCCACGAAAGTGACAGCCATTAGTAACTAAGCATGTAAATGCACGATGTGTTTGATAATTAGCAAAGTACTTATCTTTAACAACACCAAAAGGCTGATGTTTCAGCATTTCATTCCAGCACTCTTCTGCATCCTTGAAAGGTCTATAGGTTGGCTCTGGCTTGATGCGGAACTTGAAATATTTAATCATTCCAATAGGAAAATCTGTAACTTCTCTCCATGCCTTACTTACATCAGTAATACTAGAAAATTCGATAATTCTTCCTTCGCCAAACGCCTTAATAAATGGCGATAACTCTGCTGCTTCTTTACGATTCATAATCAATCCTCCAATTTTATATTATGTTCATCTGCGAAATAATCTTCTGCCTCTTCGCAAAACTGACCTTCGCAAAGTGATTCTGGGAGTACCCTGCTAGTATAATACTCTCGGTGGCATAACTCACAGATTTCATTTCCATAATTATTTCTTAACTCTTCTCTAGTCATTACTCATTTTCCTTTCTAACTAAATAGTCATACATAGGCTTGCGGTTTCTACGATATTCATTACATATCTTTTCTGCCTCTTCCTCTGTATCGCAAGTTGCAATAACTCTATCGGGATATGTATCCCAATATCTAACTACTTTAAATTTTGTCATAATCAATCCTCCAATAATTTAAACTCGGCAATAGAGTGATAAAAATCACCATTGCCATATACGTCACAACTATATAATTTACAATTAACAGAAACCTCAAAATAGTTACCATCATCGTGTGTAATCTCTACTTCATTTGGTAGGATATTTTCCTTGAAGTACTCAGCAGATTGGATATTATCCATAGACTCCTCAGTTTCAAAGGTTACACACTTTTCGTTGATTATATCTTCTATAATCATAGGCTAATCCTCCAATTTCAAATAATCAGTTTCATCATTACGACTGTCTTTTAGGAAGTCATTAACTTCTTCCTTGTAGGAATAACCACAATCCTTCTGAAGAGCCTTTATCTTCTTATAACCGATACCAGTTTCACGGCAAAGTTGTGCAGCTAGACTATAATCTTTGGCGTAGCCAATTATGTTTTGAATAACTGACCACTGACCTCGCTCGAAGTCTGTAACGCTATCATCTTGTGGAATGCCCAATGCTTTGTGGCATAGCCCACACACTCTAACCATTTCTTTTTCAAGCTGCTCAAAGGAGTACTGTCTCCAGTGATATGTAAGGTAGCTTGCACTACCTAATGCTTCTTTAACTTTATTATGCATACTTATTCCTCCAACTTTTCAATAGGTTTCCAATGAGTTATATTGAACGCAATAGCACAAAGGAATCCATTTTTATCTGTATTCCAACCTTTGCATTTAGTTCTACTTGTCTTCAATACAATTTTAGGAGTTTCTTTATTTGTTACCAAAACGCTTTCATCGTAAGGAGGCAGTCCATCCTCAACAGATACCCAGTCTGACTTTCCTAACTCTATCAAAGCATCATGCAATAAGCTATTTGCCTTTCTCAAAGGAGCATTATGCTTATCGCATCCAAATTCCAAGCTATCAATATTGCTGTTGATAACTTCTTGTATCAGCTCTTTAACTTTCTTCTTATCCATAGTTACAAATTAAAATATTCACGTATCTGCTCACCTGTCATGCGATATACCTCAGATATTCGGCAGTCTCTAATTGAGCTATCCCAGGCACTGGTATGTTCATCATTACAACTACCATCAGCAACACGCTCTACGGCTTCTTCTGGTCCTGTTGCAAAGTCAACGCTTAGAAGTTCCTTTTCCTCGTCACTAAGCCCTTTTCCATCCAAAGCTATATTCAGAGCAATTTGCAACTCGTCATGAGCCTTGCCTGAATAACCAATAGCCTTATCTAGATGAAGTTTGATTGATTTCTCTTTCTTATCCATAGTTACTTACTTAAATTGTTTCTTATTCATCCTCCAACTCTTTAAGCGCATCATGCAAATTGACAATTGCTTTTTCAAGTTCTTTCTGTCTGCCTTCTATTACCTTTGTCTTTTCATCAAAGATAGCAGAACAGGCATATACAGAAGCTACTTGCATTACAGCATATTGTATTTTCTCGATAGCTTTTTCTTTATTCATTGTTTATCTCTAATTTTATCTTTCTATTATTAACAAAACTATTTTCTGCCTTATTGCAATATTTATCCTTACAAAAGGAGGGGTCTCCTTTAGGTAGAATATTATGCCCACAGTGCCTACATATTTCATTGCCATAATTTTCCCATAATTCTTCTCTTGTCATACTCAAGCATCTTTATATTCTTCCCATCCATTCTCCCAAGATCCACCTGAACGGATAGTCCAAAACTCATGTTGAGGAAGGATAGTTCCTTCTTCATCAACTAACTCCTTTCCTTTATATTGAACGAACTCACCTTTTGAAAATGAATTGTGTCTTATCGGCTTTCCTACGCTGATAGCGAAAGCCATTGCTTCTTTTCTGTTCATACTCTAACCTCCAATTCTATTTGAGTATTATCATATAACCACTCCAATACTATATCACCAGAATGAGAAATACTTAAAAGATAATGACTATTTCGCCATTTGTGTACATGAAAAATCTCATCTATTGTTTCTGTTTTGCTCATTGCTTATCCTCCTTTGTTTTACACGTTGCTTGGTCTCCTTCATAGTAAGGAGCACCGACTTTAGGTAATATTTGAGCGTTCCTATTACAGAAACATTGCATTACCCAAGGTGCGTTTACCTTTCCACATCTAGGGCATATCCATCCTTCTTGTGCCATATTCTTTTCTTTTTACCCTCTCCCTTTTGCCAAGGAGAGGGTGGTTAGTTACTCTGTTACTTTCTTTATGCTTTCTGAAAATGTTTTGAGCCACTGAGTATCCTTTTCGGCAGCAACTACAGATTTATTATACTGCTCCAAATTATACTTCATAGACTCTATTAAATCCGTGCGATTAGATTGTTTTTGAATCCACTCATCTTTAGGGATGATATTCTCCACATAAACATGGCGGCAATCAAAATCTAAACTATCAATTAATTGACTTTCCATAAAGTCCTTAACACCCTCGTATTCTTTGGATGGTGGAGTCCATCTTCTAACTTTGGATAGCATTGCATTGTATCTGTTTTTGAGAGCTTCATTCTCTTTCAATCTATCCTCATTTCCCTTGATTACATCATTAACATAAGAAAGATACTCAGCTTCAAGTTCTTCCTTTGTCTTAGGGGATGCAAGATGCTTTTCGTACTCAGCTTTTGCCTCTTCGTATTTCTTTTTATAATAATCACTAGGACATATCTTGTCAGGAATTTCGTATCTACTAAGGTTAGGATATTTTCCTTCAAATCTTAGGTAGATACCGAAGTTACGCAAGCAACTATTTGCAAATTGCTCAAATGTTATATCTTCACCATCATATATTGGTGCTGTAAATCCTGTTGGCATATTACTTATATTTATATCCCGTAAGGGATGGTTAATCTTTATAAGTATTTGCATCTAAATCAATAGCTACAAATCCCATTGTAGTACTAGGAATTCCGTTCCGAACCTCACTTCTATTTTCGGAAAAAAGAACTACTGCGTGTTTGCGACCTTTAATGTCTGGTATTTCGTATCTTTCATACGAATGTCTATTACTCATAATCTATCTATTTATATCCTTTGCAGGATGATTAACTAATCTTTTTGATACTATCAATTTCCATACTCCATAGTACAAACTCTCTATTGGAGCGAGTGCCATCTTTCTTAGCAGGGTTGATTCTTACCTCAATCTCGCCAGTATAGCCTCTACGACTTTGTTCTGGAATAATGCTTGCAATCCAACATACATTACATCTTGAACAGCTCACTTTGTCACCAACCTTGTATGGTAGACTTTCGATGTAATCATTTACGTAAGAACAAATCTCATTGTTAGCATCATCGATAATGCTTAGTTGCTTGGCAACCTTTACTTTTAATTCTTCTTTTGTCATATATTTAAATTTATGCCCGAAGGCGGTTAAACAAACAAATACACATCACAAGGCTCTCCAACATATTCTCTAGCTTCGTCTATAGTATTAAACACCTTTCGTGCCACATAGATGAATGGAATACAACCGAATAGCATATTGTCTTGAACTATGTATCGCTCTGGATGTAACTTTCCAATGATTCTCTTTGCCATACCTACACCTCCATTTCGTGATTAATGTTTAAACCAAAGAGAAAGTGCTGGAGTTCGTGAATATACTTTATTGTAAAAAGCATGGTATTTTCATTTATATAAGTGTATATACCATCTTCTGTAAATTCAAGTACTACATAATTTGCATTTTTTATCTTTAAAGCATACTTACCATTTATAGACCTCCATCCATTCTTCTCTAGAATCTCTGAAGTGGGAGGAATCGGAACAATATTGTCCTTATCAGCATATTGAATTTCTCCGTTTGGGAACTTGATTTGATATAAGAGTGCTTCATTTTCGTTTGCCGTACCAATTACCTCAACGATATATTTCTTTACACCTACATATACAGAGACCAAATCTCCTGGAATGTATTCTATATCCATACGCTTTACTTTTTATTATTCATCATATAAGCCATATCGTACACTTTGTGACACATTTGACAAACATCTTCAAGACTTCTTGTATCCCAATTATAGTACATTCTTCCGTGGTCTTCGGTTATTACTACAACCTGTCTGTCACGAAGGATTCGCCATATCATTTTCAACTTATGTTTCATACATTTAGTTTTTTATGTATTCGTCTACTTCACACAGAACCTTTTCTAGCAGGTTCTTTAGAATATTCAATTCATCATTTGAATATGTAGCTATAGGATAACCATCAAGGGTAGTTTCGCCAAAGAAGCTACGACTTATCTTTAATGAGTGTTTATTCTTTTTCATTTTTCTTTGCCTTTTACAATATTGTACACTTGTTTTAACTCATCTGTTGATAAGCGTTTGAAATCAAAAGAACTGATAGCGTAAATGAGCTTCTTGCGAAAATCCTCTTTTTTAATATCTGATATTTCCTTTTCTGTAGGAACAGATATTTGTCTAACATTCCATCTATCACTACCGCATTGCCAGCCAGAATCTCTTTTAAATCTAGCGTTATTAACAATAATTTGAGTCTTTGTCACTTTATCAACCTTGGCGATATGTCTATGATACATACCTGTAACTAGTACTTCATCGCCCTCAACTAAATCTTTAAGCTCTTTCATTACTCACCTCCTTTGACAATTAAATCAAGTAGTTCTTCCACAAATACCCAATCAGTAAAAGTATATGCTCTAACTCTAATTTCCCACATTTCTTGATATGTGTCACAAGCAGTTTCATTTAACATAGCGTTCATATCGTAGAGCTTTATATTACTATTCACTTTTGAGAATGCGAGAATCTTTCCGTTATCATTTCTAGGAACTTCGCTAGCAGGATGAAGCAATTTATTCAAATCGTTCAAGAACTCATTGATAGCCCACTTAGCACCAAGCCCAATAGCTTCCTTAATGTCCCCTTCATAGAACATTTCCTCTTTAGCATCATTATCGAAGACTACTTCTTCGCCATTTAACAGGAATCTATCTTCATAGATTTCTTGCTTTGCAGCTTCTATTTTCTTGTCGTCTATCATAATTATCTTCCTTTCTTGCTATTTTTATCCAATACCTCTTTAATCTCGAAATATTGAGCCTTTATAAAATTTTCCATCTCTAACTTGGTTATTCTACCAATAACTGAAATAGCCCCATCCCTTACAGATACTGAGAAATAATCAGTATTGATAAAACTAATGTTAACATCTATGCTTTCATCATTCATAATCTACCCTTTCTTTTTCTGAGTTCTAACATTCTCCTAGTTCTACGGATTTCCTTGCCACTAGGAGGGTTGCCAGCATACTTTAGTTGCGGAATGCAATCATAACCTCTATAGATATGAGCTTCATTGATTTCTTCACTAGTCAAGGCTTCTTTAAGTAATACACTAGTTGGTGTTATAATTATCTTTGCATCGTCTCTAATCATATCTATCCTCCACGTCTTTAGTTGTACCTAACAATGATTCGTTGCCTTCGTAAGGGATGCAGAACTCCCATCTACCATTAACACATACATAGTCAAGATATTCATCTGTCTTATCTGTATGGCTAAATATATTTGCACTCCATTCCTCTGTTTTTTGATGTCTAACCAACACCTTATCGAATGGCTTCAGCTCGACTTTTTGCTTCAAGTCAATAATCATTTTCTTGCCAGCATCCCATTGTTTGCTTTCCTTAGCTAATGCTTCAAAGAGTTGCTGCTTCTCTGAGTCCGTAGCAAGGCGAAGTTCAATATCTCCAACATCTTCTCTGAATGGTTCTTCTAGAAGAAGCTCATCATTCTGGCAAAGAACTGCATGGAATCCTATATATGCTCCTTGTCTCGATTGGAATATAGCAATATGTGTACATTTTCGTACCACAAGGGCTACTATATCTCCATCTTTGAATTTTGGATGAGTTTTCTCAACCTCCAAGCTCTCACGATTGAGTTTACCACCCAAACGTTCCTCGATGGTGTTGATGTAGGTTTGAGCAGCATCTTTACCTGCTTTTTGGAAATCAGAAGTTAGCAATCGTTCTTTTTCATAGAACTGTTCTGTATCATTATTCTCTTTCCAAAGATAATATTTCCCTAAGAAAGAGCAATATGTATCATCGACAAATCTTTCAAATATAATATATACATCCCCATCTTTATTAACCAAGACATCGCCCTTTTTCCAATCGAATTTGCGCCAATCACGCATTTCCTTTGATGGAAAAACGACACATTCTCCATCATCATACAATTTGCCGTTTTTATCAAGATGCCCTTCTCCACCATTCATAAAACCAAATTTTGAATTATAGAAGGATATTTTGAAACTTTTATCATCCACTTCTTCTAACTTGCATTTACCACAAGCGGAAGAATATAACTTCGTTCCTTGCGGCTTATCCTTTAGAATTTCCACAATATTAATCTCAGTTTCCATAACTAAACCAATTTTTGCGTTAAACAATACTGGTAGTAACTCATACCACCAACGTTTTTTGATATTTTGGGCAGCTCACCATCATAAGGAGTGACTTTCAAGCCATCAATGAAATCTGCATTCTCGGTATATACCTCAGTATTATGCTCATTCATAAATACTTTCTGCGCTGATGTAGAATGACTTTTAGCTCTCAGCTTACCTAGAGAACGCCAAACCTGCTTGCGATGGATAAACAATCCATGCAAAGGAATTGTCTTTACTTCTACTTTTGCTTCCATAACCTTAACCATTTAAAGATGATAATAACTATTTGATACCCTTGCGCCCAAATCGAAGCATCCCACGGCATCCGGTTTTAAGAAGCGTTTCTCTAACTTCTCCAAAGCCACTTTATACTTCTGCTCCATGTGCTTGCAATGAAGTCTCTGAGCTAATTTAAGTTGCTCGACAACACCCTTGCGAGCAACTCTATATTGTTTGTCGGACATCATAGCCTTATTCGTTCACATAGTTGATTACTTGCTCTTGACCTTGCTCATGCAAGTTATCGAAAGCGTCTTCTATAACTTTAGCTACTTGGTCGCCATTAAGGTTATCCAGTATTTCTCCAGCTACTTCAACCATCTTGTTTATAGGTAAGGAACTGAACTTTTCTACTAAAAAGTTCTTCTGCTCGTTGATGGTCATATCATCGAACAAGTCCGACAAATCTACTTCAACTTTATATTCTGCCATAATTTGAAATTTTAAAAGTAATTAGTTGTACCACACATCATTTGGCATAAGAGCCAATGTCCATCCATACTCTAGTTCATACCTTAATATTTCAAGGGCGTGACTCGTTACAGATGAAAGACCTACAAAGTTATTTTCGTACTCCATATCCAAACCATTTAGTTACCATACTTGTAATGCAAATAATTAGCCTCTGAGCCGAAATAAAGCTCGGTATCGCTCATATTTGCCTCCGTCAAGTCATTCTCTACATCTTTATAAGAAGGCACGCAATCCTTAACTCTTTGGCAGAACAAAGGATATTTTGAAGAAACGTCTTCTCCGTCTTCATTATAGATATTAATCTTATCTACATTGTAATATGGATAAGAAGAAATATTTCCATATGAATGGATAACCTTTCTACTCTTAACGGACACCACGATTTCAGCAGGTTTGTTAATAGCATCAAACTCGCAAGTAAAATCATCAAGTTGCGCCTCAAAAGCCGCATCATTAAACTTTTCAGATAAGTTTTCAAAAAACTTTTTCACTTTCTTCTTACAGTTTTTATGGTGTGTCTCACCATTTTTAATTAGTAACCTTTATTTCTTAATTACGATGCAAAGATACAAAGAATATTCGAAATATGCAAGTTATTTAATGTATTTCTTATAGCTTTTAACACTCTATAATAATACAAACAAATAATTTGCTGACGTTAACACAAAAATCCCCACCACTACATTATTATATATAGTGATGGGGTAAACACCAAATGGTATTTTGCCTTTGGGCTATTTTTCTTCCTTATCTACAATTTCAACGAAATCTCCAATGCCCAAACGAGCCTTGTTGATGCAAGACGCAATCCAACCTATCAAGTAAGCAGAAGGCTCGTCTCCGTGTTCCATACCAATAGCGTCCTCGATGGCATCGCAAGCGTGAGAAGCCTCATGGCAGCAGTAGTCCATTGACATATCCTTCGAGCACTGGAACGAAACAAGAACACCGCGCCTTCTGTCGCTTTTCCTGACAGCATCGGCATACGTAACGCCGCCGTAATCACTATCGGGAGCATTGCAGTTGTCAAAACAGGAATCTATCAGCTCTTTCAGGTCTTTACCGATGTGTACCCAAAGTTTCAAAGGGTAGATTCCGTTTCCGTATTCGTAATATCCTTTCTTCTTCATACCTCATCGTTTTTATGTTTTTCCCATCCTGCTTTTGAAAAGGCATACCAAGTATCACAAATATCAAGAGCGAGAATGTAGCCTTGGTTAATACAAAAATCGCTATCAAAGCCTTCGATATGAACATACATCAGTGCTATAGTATCATAAGGAACGCTACGACCTTCAAGACAAGGGTTTTTAAAATTCTTAGTCTTGTATAAACTTGTAACAATTGGCACTTGAAGAACGTCTGAAATATTCTTAGTGCTAATCTCTATCGACTTCTTAAACTTCTTCATATTCTCAACTATTTAAATTTCTCGAAATAGAACTCAATAGGTCTATCAAAGTGCTCTTCAATTAAACCATAAGCAAGCGACATCTTTACTTGGAAAGAAGCCTTACCATTAAGCAATCCTTTAGCCTGTCTTGTAATCTCTGAGCGAAATTGTTCCAAACTCATATCACGCTTACGAAGATTACAAGACCTGCAAGATGGCATATAGTTCTCCATGGTATCATCGCCATGGGATACGACAAACTTTCCCGCCTTGTCGCTCCACCGAGAGTAACACCCTCGATTCTTCGGAACAAGATGGTCAACCTGCATATCCTTATACTCTATACTCTTGCCGCAATAAGCACAATGACCATCGTATTTGCGATATATTTTAAGTCTATCTTCTTTTTTCATATTTTCTACTATTTATGTTTTAAAATAACGCTGACTGCGCTTGTTGTGTAGAGTTTGTGTTGCTTGTAATGAGAGTTACAGCCTTATAAGAATTTTACGGGCTGACATTCATCGATTAACTTGCGTGCTTCTTTAGCACACTCAGCCACGCATTTTTCGACTGCTTCTGTGATGTCTTGGATTTGCCCCTCACGCATATTGCCGTATTTATCGCAAGTATCGGCTATTATTTTGTAGAGAACACGATTTTGCAAAGCCTCCATATAGTCTACAAAATCCTTGCAAGTTTTGCGTCGAGGTTCTTGCACCCAATCAAGAAAGTCCTTCTTCCAGTCTTTCCATGTTTTGATTTTTATTACTATCATTGCTGTTTATATTTTTTATTTGTTGTTCTTGTGCCCTATATGATATTTGTTGCATATCCTACACCGATACACCGCCATACCTTGTGCCCGTAACTTCGGATTCTGATTCAGAAACTCCCAAGCATCATCCTCGCTTTCATAAGCGACCTTCGCCTTCCAAGATTGACCCTTTCTAACCCAATGCTCAGGATCTGGATGCAAATGACGAGGAATACATTTATTTCTTTTCTTCATAACTTCTTCAGAAATTTAAGTTGAAACCCTTCTGCCTTTTTTATTCCTGGGTATAGCTTCGTTAGAACCTCCCATGCTCTTGTCTTGTGCCGATGCCACATCGTAACCGGATGCACACGCTCACCACTTGGTAACACATAGAAATCTGCCTTAATGGTATCAATATGCTCATAGTTTGCAGCTTTATATATAGTTCCCTTGTTACCTATGGACGTATCGGCATAAGATATAAGGTACTTGATTTCCTTATGTGTTGCCCTAATATACTTATGCAAGAGAGATAGGCAAATCGTCTCGCTAAACTTTGGCATATCATCAGACAACCACATTCTGTCAAATTCCCTCACTTGATGGTAATCCAACACTTCGCCCTTTTCAGTCTTGATGTGAGGTCGGATTCCATACCCTATTTGCATTGCACCCCTTATCTTATCCTTATACAATACCAAAAGATTCAAGCAACTATTCTTCGTTACCTTGTGTGAAAAGTGATGAGGAACTATGATTGCATCTGCTTGCGCCTTATCGCACTCCATCAGCTTTATTCCCTTTTCCTTGCATTCGTAACCGATAACAAATCCGCAGAAGCCTAGCACTGGAGACTTGTTCAACTTTCTTCTTCTCATATCAATGATACCTCCAAAAATAACGTTTGAAATTATCTAGCAAATGCTCTATACAAGCTTTGATTTCGCCTTCTCTCAAGAATCGGTTGCAAAAACCTATCAATTCATCACGTACCAACCCTCGTTTTAAGGCTTCGTCTCTCATAGCTCTTATAAGAGCATCCGTTGTTTCTTTATTCCCATTTCTTACAACAGGATTGCAACAAAACACCTTGCACATATCCATAGTTTCAAAACAGACTTAACTGCCTACTCATATTCTTTAATTCGTTATTAGCAAAATCTACTTGACGCTGGTCTATTTCAAAGCCTATATACTTTCTTTCAAGGTTTACGCAAGCTCTTGCCGTTGTACCGCTCCCCATGAATGGGTCTAGAACAACATCACCAACATTTGTCGAGTTTCTAATTAATATCTCCATCAACTTTACAGGTTTTTCAGTCTGATTAATCAAACCATCCTTATCCTTGCGCTTGTTGGTTGGAATAGGAACACTCAGAATGTCAGATGTACCACATTCATTTATCGGTCTATCACCACCTTTGCGTAGCATGATGATATACTCTTTCTGTGCCATATAATAGCGGCCACATATTTTTGCGCACTTATCCCATATTAAGCATTTGGTAAAATGGAACTCACTCTTTCCTACCACATCAAGAAAGTGCATTAAATTATAATCATTACACATAAGATAGCAATGCGACCTGTCCTTTAATATCCGGTACAAATCATTGATGTAGTCCGAAATATCAATATCGTTACTCTTGAATATTTTGCCCTTTCTTGTTTGAGATTCCGTCCAATATCCTCCCATACTCCCTGAGCCACCCCTAGACTGAACCGGATAAGCCACATCGGAACATACGAGGTCTATGCTATCACTATCAATCAGCTTTAAAAGCTTTCGACAATCACCTTGATAAATTCTATTTAACTCCAGCATATCCAAACATATCTTTTTGATTAAACAATTCTTCCTTAATTCTTCTTTGTGCCACCTTGAAATAATCCTCATCCAATTCAAAACCAAGGTAATTCCGATTTGTCCGCATACAAGCCAGAGCAGTACTTGCGCTGCCCATAAAGCCATCAAACACCAAATCTCCTTCGTTCGATGATTTCAAGATGCATTGCATAAGCAAGGGGATTGGCTTCTCGTTCTGATGTACCAATTTATCTGATGGAACTCTATCAAAGTCCCATACGTCCTCCAAACGCTTGCCGTTTATGGTTCGTCTGCCTTTATTCAAGTACAGGATTGGCTCGTAACATTGACCATATTGCGCCTCTAAATCTCCAGCCGTATGATTGTTCTTTCGCCAAATGAGCACATTCTTAATGGTAAACCCTGCATTCCTCGCTTGTTGCATAAAAAAGTCTAAGGTCTTGGCACTACAGAAAATATAAGCAGCACTATCATCCTTTAAAATCCGGTAGCATTCGCTCATATAATCAATAATCAATTGCTCATTATCATCATTGAGTATTTCCTTAGAGAAACGATGGTCGTCAGCTCTCCACCCAGTCTTGTAGGCTATGCAATACGGAGGGTCAGTAACAATCAAATCCACCTCCCCACTCTCTATTTGCTTCATTCCTTCTATACAGTCGGAATTGTATATTCTGTTTAATTCTAGCATATCAAATCTCTTTAATAGCGTTAACATAAGCTTCGTGAGCTTCTTCTTGCGTCCCAAAGCATCCGATATAAATTTTCTTCTTACCTATCTGGTACTGAGCTTGCCATTTTCTGTTGTTCTTATTCCACGTCACGCCCAAGTATACAGATGAAGTCTTCTTTGCTATAGCAGAATAAATCACATTGTATCTTGCGGTGCAATACTCCAAGTTGTCTACATCGTTATTCGTCTTGTCGAAATCCTTATGATTCACCATCGGCAACGCTTCTGGATTCTTCAAGAAAGCCTGAGCTACCAAACGATGGATATAAAACATCTTGCGCTTTCCGTTCTTGTAAAGCCATACCTTCAGATAACCTTTTGGTGTCTTGCAAGGTACGATTTCCTTTAATTGAGACGTTCTCCCAATAGTAAAAACATGTCCCAGCTTGCTAACATAATACCTTTCGTAATTCTTTATAGGCTTTATATCACCAAGAAACCTTGTTATACATTTATCTTTCATTGTTACCTCCTTTTTCAAAGAAACTTGAATATATGGTTTGCGCCTCCTTTGTATCTAGCAAATCAATATCATTGTAAAACCTTCTGTACACAACGCACAGCCTTTCGTCATTTCCGGTGTCTCTTGCTTTAGCTATTTGCTGACAAGACTCCATGAGAAATGCACTTATCTTCTCATAACTCCGCTTCTGTGTCTTCTTTAGCATATCCATGCTTACAAAGGTTTTGTAATGGATGATATGCTTTTCTTGCTCGTATTCTGTGAGTATAAGCCCTTCCGGAATAGCAAATACCACTCTTCTTGTCTTGTCATCACTATAGAGCTGAACAGCACCTGTAAACGATGTATATATCTTTTGCAATATCTTGAGAATCGGTAAGTCTTTTTTCAAAAACCTTTCTGCAAATCTCTTCAGAAAATGAACGCTCATAGCAAAACAATCTTCGCTATACCCCTCGTTTCTACTCATAGGAATATACTCGTTGGTTTCCTTCAGATAAATGAACAAACCGGAAGCAAATACATCGCCATGTTTTACACCTACAACGATGAAATAATCGGCATTAGGTGTAGCAAGCTCAAAGGTCTTTGTTATTTGTCTTACGTTCTGCTTTCTCATTTCACGTTTAAGCTCATTAGCTTTTCGCATCTGAAACTCATAGATTCTAGCTTCATCTAAGTTTCGTACTCTACGCATCTCTCCCGATGTCATACTTGCTGTTATCATGCGCATTCCTCCTTTTTAATCTTTGATAACCAACAATCCCAGATTCTTGTAGCTACATTAGCCATCATAACAGGAGGAACACACATTCCGCAAGCAAACCAAGGTTTCATGCCATTAAAGTCATAATCCATCGGAAATGTTGATGCTAAAATCGTATCATGTGCTGAAAGATAACTTGGATTATCATAATACACAAGTCTATCTTCCATTGCTGATATGGTATTGCATACCTTGTTCTTTTTAAGAAACATATTATTGAACATAGAAAGACGATTATCCATCCGCTTGACAATATCACCGATAGAATTGTCCTTTTCGTTTCTATACTCCCAATACTTCATCATTCCTTTAGGAATCTGTCTTCCATTATAGTCAGAGAACTCATCCAAGACAATTTCTTTCTCGTTGAAGTCCATATCTATCTTAGGCACTCGCTCGAACAAATCCTTCTGAACCATAAACGGCTCGCAAAGGTCTTTGCGTAATCCTAGAAAGAACACCCTAGGTCGATTCTGAGGAACACCCATATTACGTGCATTAAGCAACCAATGCTGCAAGATATATCCGGCATTATCCATCTGCTTGTAAATCTCTTTCACGTACTCGATAGCTTCACCTTGCAACAAACCTTGGACATTCTCAAAAACCACCACCTTTGGCTTTAGTTCTTTAGCAAGGTCAATAGAGTAGAAAGCCAAATCGTCAAGCCTTTGCGCCTTCTGACCTTCTCGGAATACTTTTTCCTTTCCCCAAGCCTTTTGGCGGTCACCTGCAATACTGAATACAGAACATGGGAAACTAGCATCCAATATATCCAAATTATGCAACTCTTCTTTCATAATATGCCCCCCCATATTGATATTGGTAATCAACTCACGAATATCACAATTGAAAGAATACTTGACATCGTGATTCTTCAAGTACATCTTCATAACCTTTGGGTCTATCTCATTACAGGCTACAACATCGTAGCCAGCTAGTTTGTAACCAAAGGAACTTCCACCTCCACAACAAAAGCAAGACATCACCTTACCTTTGTCTTTTGTGAAATTAGCATCTTTTTTAGTCCATCTATAAGGGAACTTGTGCTCGTTTTTATACATTTATCTACCATAAAAAACAATCGTTAATAAAAACCGATGTATAAAAATAACCACAAGTAATATGGTTGTAAAAAAGGGACTCTAACCCTTGAATTTAGATTCTGTTTTCTTCGGCAATGCGTCTTAAATAATCATCCGCTGCGTTATCATCTATTTTCGACTTAAGAGACATTCCTGTGTTATATCCTATCATTAAGGACACATTCTTGCTCTTTTTCTTGTTCTTTCCATATCGCCAGCCAAAGACCTTTCCTAGCCAAGCTATACCGACAATACTATCTGATACAACTATTGTCGGAAACAAAACAAATACTCTATATATCATCGCAATCTAATTGAGAGTTAAAAATATATCTATTCTGATTCAACCAAAGCTCCACGTAGTCAGCCTTGATTTTCAGAAATTCTTCGTATGTGTAGCATTTCTGCTGCTTACCACCTTTGTTCCAATAATAGGCAACTCCTCCCAAAGAAAAGAAGTCTATCAAGTCCATTTCCTTTCGCTCCGGTTCTTCACGCTTTTTCTTTTGCCTATATCTACTTACAGCAAGCAATATGAGACAAACGCAAAGCAACATGGAAACCAGTATCTCGAATATCAACCTTACGTCTTGCATCTTATTTTAAACACAAAAACACGAAACTACCGATTGCAAAGTCAAAGGAATAGTGACTCGGACTGCCTTTCGGTATAGTCCATCGGGTTTCGTGTCTCTAATATCTTATCAATTTCTTAAATCGCCATTTTATCCTTTTTTGTTCTGCGCTTGCAAAGATAAATAATATTTCGCTAACTTGCAAGCGTTTTAGTGCTTTTAATACTTTATTTGCATTATTTTAAACTTATCCTTTTTTGAAGTTCATTCCAAACTCTTCTTCCGTTACCTCATACATTACATCACCACATGCTACTCTTTGCTTGTCTTTTGCCATCAGTAATAAATTTCTATAAGGTATCTCTTTCACGACTTCTTGGTAAGATAAGTGCAGACTATCCATAAAAGATGCAATCTGTCCTAAGAGTGTATCGTTACCTATGGTCGTGGTTTTGCTATCATCCTTGCCGCACTCTTCGCCAAAATTGATAGCGTCTGAAAATCCTTTATAGAGATTAAGGAATAAGCCGTTTGTAAGCCATTGACAACCTCTTCAAGCGTTCCTTTAGATAATTCATCACTAATGGATTCATCGCCTTGTATGAATACGGACAACGCCTTGCAAGCATCATCCAAATTCTTAAGCATGCATAAGACTTCCGCTAAGGTCTTGCCCTCTTCGAAACTATCAAGGTATTTAGCCGCCTTGACCAATTTTATAATTGTAGGTGGTGAAACGTAATAAGCCCTTCCATTCACGATTATCGTTACGGTGTCCTCTCCAAGAATTGCATCCGTAACTAATTTACTTGCCTTACTCATGGTTCTGAATATTAAAAAAGGGGAACGGCATTAACACCATCCCCCTCTATCATTTGTTGCCTATGTCTTATTCTTGTTCTACAACCGCAGAGCCTTCCCATTGGTACTCGCCAGCCACACCATCGATCTCGCTTTCCATAGCAACGGCAGAAATACCCAAAGTGATATTCTTATCCTGCTGGTCACCCTTGGCAACGATAGCCGCATTTGAGAAAACGATGTAGTTCCCTGTCTTGGTCTGAGCAACGATACACTTGTTGATATTAGCCAAATCTTGGCTAGAAGACCAACCTACTGCATCTGCCTCCGTTGTAGTCTCTTCTCCAGTTGCCTTGTACATCTTACCACCCTGCAAGTCTACCTTATTCTTCCATGAAAAGACACCAATAGAGAATGTAATTGTCTTAGCACCCTCATCGGTCTTGTCACGATAGTAAACCTGTCCGTTCAGCTCGTTCTTGTACTCGGTAACACTAGGGTCATCCTGAGAATATCCCCATGTTCCCTCATGGCTGTTCTTAACCTCTGTAGCGGTTTTCAACCATGTAGCCAACTTAGCAGGTGTATTTGCCTCGGTAAGAGGAGCACCATACCAAATTCTCTTGATTCCAATAAATGGTTTCATCTTATCTTACGTTTAATGTTTCAAAATCAATAGTAATGTTTGCGTAATGGCAACTCAACCTACTCTCTTGCTCTATGCCGTGGGAGCGGATAGAATAACGATACCATACATCCTCAACTTTTCCGACCTCATTGTCGGACAGGGTTTGAATAGCCTTCTTTAAAAGCTCGTTCAATTGAGGATTAGCCTCGCCCTCCATATCTTTGAGCAATATGTTTACCTCTATAGTACAATCGTTGAAATATGTCTTATCTGCACTCATGCGCTTAGGAATGATTACTATCATGCCTTCATCAGGAATCTTCTCACCGACCATAGGTCTTTCCCCTTCAAGTCCACCCTTTATCAGATGTCCTTTCAGTCTTCGTTCCAATCCCATAAGTTCCAAGTCATCATAGATTACATGACCAGCATCTATTTCTGTTATCATCGCATATCTTCGATTTCTTTCTTGATATACTGAATACCCGAATCTATAACATCATACCCCCTAGAAGAAACATCAGACGCATATTCCGCTTTGTTGCCAAGGGTCAAGGTGTGGTCATGTACATTACTATAGTTAGACCTTCTGAGATTACCTGTGCGGTTTCGGTAGTTTCCGTTAGCCTTATCTAGCTCAACAGCAGTTTTACCTAACCTATCAAGGAATTCATCTACTTCCCTTTCTCCCTGCGCAAAGAAAGCGTCTATCTCATCCTTTATAACATCAGACATAGATACTCATATAACCAAGATAATTGCACTTAGGGGCATTATAGACCTTTCCACCTCCTCGGTAACTTCCATCATCGGAATATACTTTGACTTCATCACCTTCGGAAATCTGGCACTTGTCACAAACAATATGATATTTCGGTGTATATATGCTACCATTATCGGTAGTGAAATGCTCGGTAGAGTTGTCATCGCACCGACAACGCCCCATTTCTTTCCATTCCTCAGAAGAGCTAATGACCTCGTTGTACTTGTTGACAACCTTATTCACGAACTTTTTCTTTAATATATGAGGGGAATATAACATAACCTAGACATTTACCAAATATCAGACTTATCCGTGATAGTGGAAAGCCCTAAAGCTGCCACCACTTCATTATCCGGAGTAACACCATACTTACGGCAAAGCCACATATAGTATTGTCCTATCCTAGAGTAGTCCCAAGAGACAGAGAATCCATTTTCGTTCACATTGCTCATATATGGGGCAAGCATAAGTTCCTCGATTACGGAAATCATCGCCTTGCCTACAACCTGCGAATTATCAGACGTATATTCTTCGTCAAGGTCTATACCTAACGAAATATCTTCCAATTGAGCATCCGTTATGTTCCAAGCACGCAACTTCTGCGAAATGTATTCTCTTATCTTCATGTGACATCATTATTTCTGAGCCTGACTCATAGCCTCAGCGATTTTCTTTGCAGCCTCTTGCTCGCTCTTAGCCTTTTCGTCAAGCTCCTCTTCTACATTCTCCTTTTCAGAAGTCTCTTCGGTTGACTCGGCAGCATCCTTTTTTGGGGTTTTCTCCTTTTTAGTCTTGCTCTCCTTCTTCTCCTTTAAGACTTCCTTCTTAGGTGTCTCTTCTGATTTTTTATCTTCATCCTCTTTAGGATTTTCTTTTCCATCATTCAAGACTTCCTTTTTAGGAGTATCTTTAATTTCCTTATCGTCTTTTGGAGATGCAGAACTATTATCGTTCTGCACCTCCAACATCTTGCAAAGCTTACGTTCGATAAGGGAGTTCATGCGTTCTTCGTCAAAGTCCAAGATTGCACCTACTTCATAGATGGTGTTAAAATGGAACTTATCACGGAACGGACTAATTACCTCACCTCTCATAAGCCTAACCTACTGCTTGTGTTGAGTCCAAAGAATAGATAGCATCAACGTTATTCAAGATAGGAACAACCATTGCTTGTGAGCTGGTGAACTCACGGAGTGGGTCGTTGGTAGAATAACGACTAGCCAAGATATACTCATCGGCTGACTGATAAGTAACACCTGCAACTGGTCTTGTAGCTTCGGCTACGTTAGTCCAGAACAAATCACCAAGGTTATCATAGCATGTAAAGGTCATGTGACCCTTAGCCCAAGGGTTGTGTGTTCCCTTCTTGCCGTTAATCTCGGTCTTGATTGTACGGGCTACACGTACCAAGTTAGTCTGCCACTTATTTCTGAAGATAGAAGCAATCTGCTCAAAGCTCAAAATAGGAATATTGCTATTACTATTGGTTGCAATGCCTTGATTGAAGGCAAACTGAGCACGAACCTGCTTGTTCTTGCCAAGCAACTTGATTGTGTAATCATCAAGATAACAAGTAGTGATGGTATTTTGGTCTTCCATCGCCTTGTCGTAAACCAATTGGATGTCATCAAGAGGAGTTGCATCCTCTGCGTCCCAAGCCTTAGCACCGTGACCGAACTTATTCTTCTCGGCAAAACCTACATCAATTCGGATACCAGTACCACCGGAACGAGTAGCCAAAGCTACACCTGTTGACAGCTCACTGAGGAACATATCTTCAATACGCTCGTAAACCGCCTGAATACAACGAGGAAGGTCTGCAAACAAGTTACGCAAAATCTGTGGCTGAGGCAAACGTTGCGCAATCATGTTATCCAAATCCTTAAGCTGCTTCTCTGTCATGTAAAGCTTCATACCAACCTTTGGGATTTGACCCTCAGCGGTTGAAACCTTATCACGGCTCTTCAATGGAAGTTCTGCATCCATTGATACAACATCAGCAGCAACTCGTGTGTATTCCGCAGTAATTGATGCCCAGCGTCCGTCCTGACTATATGTGTTAGTCAAGTGGTCTCGGTACATATAGATCAATGCAGTCTGATTCTTGCCGTTCAACTTCTCTACTACACTTGCAACAAGTTGTGGGAAGTATTTATTGACCAACTGAAAATAAAGTGATTTTTCCATCTGTTATCCTCCTTCTTTTAGTCTTTGTCCATGGTTGCATCAGACTCATCGAACTTGTTTGCATCCTCATCGCTAACCAAAGCAATCTTTGGCATAGCTGTAAGGAACGCATCCGGATAGTCTGCACCATTTGCAGCCTTAGCTGCTACCTTGTTAACTTGTCCAGCAGTCATAATTGCCGCTGGCTCACCGTTCAGAATGGAACGATAGAGAACACCCGCATACTTGTAATGCTCCAATGGGTCGCTGGCAGTACCCAAAGCCTTATAATTGTCTGTTTCAATAGGCAATGGCTTGTAAGTTCCCTTACCATCTGTCACGATAACACGACCTGCGTAAAGAACTTCATCTTTTACGCCTGTCCAATCCAAAGCACGACCGCCCTTGATGTCGCCTTCCCATTTCTGGATAATGACGGAATCCTCACCAAAGACAATTTGCTTTTTTGTAGTCTTCAATTCCTGATTCATGTTTTTCAATTTTTAAAGTGACTGAACTAATGATGCGGCTACATTGTCAACGTCCTCCTTTGTTGGCTCGCCCTCGCTAGCACGATAGCTGCCCCCGAATTGTGGTTGTTGCAACGCCTTGTAGTTGTTCGCTACCTTGGAGAGGTATGTTTCGATAGCTTCATCTGTAGCATCATCGCTCAAGGTGAAACCCTCGTTGATACGACTTTCGGGAATGCCCAACTCCTTAGCCTTTGATAAAATCTTCGCATCGTGGTCTGCCTTTGCCTTTGCCTTTGCAGCAGCCTCTTCCTTAGCCTTAGCCTCCTCAGCTTGCTTTTGGATAGTTTCTTGCAATTCCTTAATGGTCTTGCTTTGCGCCTCCATCTGTTCGTTGTAAGTCTTGGCTTGGTCTGTGTTCTTCTGAGTCAAGGTCTCAACGAGTTTCTTGAACTCTTCACGTTCCTTGGTTCTTGCTTCATCTGAAGCTTTCTTCTCTGCTGCCTGCTCTTCAAAGTATTTTTTGAGATAATCCGGCATTTCGTTTTTCTTTGCCAATTCCTCCAAGCGTTTCTTTTCGGCTTCTTCAGCGGCTTTCTTGGCTTCTTCGTCAGCTTTCTTCTTGGCTTCTTCTTCAGCAGCCTTGCGTTCAGCTTCTTCTTTAGCCTTCTGTGCCTCCTCGAACTTTTTCTTGGCATCGGTAACTCTGCGGTCATTGTCCCTTTGCAAGGACTCCAAAAAACTCTTTTGACTAGCAACCACTGTCTCGATGTTGTCATCAGTAACAAGCCCCATCTTATCAAGCATTTCGGCATGTGCCTGAAGAACTTCATCACCTAACCCAAGAGACTTATACTCTTGTTTTAGTAACTGGAAAATTTTATCTTTCATTCTTTCGATATATTTGTTAAAACTAGTGCAAAGATAATACGAAAAGAACAATTAACACACTAATCCGTTTGCAAGTGTCTCACTTTTGCTTAAAAGTGAGTAATAACGGCATTTTTAAGCGATTTAAGGCTATTTTATCACATATACGAATAATTTATAGCAACACAAAATAAAACACCTTATATAACAAAAAAAACGCCAAATATCCTCACGGACATCTGACGCTTGTCGAATAAAAAGAACCTAAACATTAATCTTCTAAAAGTTTATTACATTTCTCATATAACCCAAATGATTCAAATTAGAATAGAACCGTCCATCACGCTCTATGAATTTACCGGACTTCACAATCTCACCATTATGCAACATTGCAAACTTAGAACCATGAGCTGTCCATTTGTTCATTTCTTTCATATGTTTATCAGAACCCCAACCATATTTCTTGATAGTAGGATAAATGAAACGTTCAAAGCAAATTTGACTATCTGTTTTATCATGCTCAGTGCAAATCGGGAGCACTCCATTATGTGCGAACCAATAACCTGCCTTGTAGAATGGATGGCAGTTCTTGACACAGACAGAGCCATGAGTAGCAAATCTAAAATGTATGATTACATTCTCATTTATATCTCGCTTCATCAATCTACGGATAAATGTAGAGAAATGCAAACTCTTGTAATGGTCAGACTCGCTCACAAAACCGCAACCATCGGGATTTCTCATATACGCAGCCTTTAGTTCATCTACGGATGGCAAAGCAACACCTTTCGGACATACAATAATAACACACATATCTTTACCCTTTCTTTTTCTTAATAACACTTTGATTTCTTTGTGTCCTAGTGCTTTTACCCTAGGACTACATTAATTAATCGTTATTGGTTGCAAATGCATCCTTACGACTCTGGAAGAAAGCCTTCTCTTCTTTATTCAAGAAAGGTATATCTTCGATATTCATAACCTCACTAGCAAAGACATTATTGCGAGACCAACCGACAAGCTTTGCGCAGAACTTAACCCACATTTCTATCTTCTTGAAATTGGTAGAACCTTGATGCTGGCGAAACTCGATTGTCCTGTGACGTGTATAGCTCTCAGCATTGACCTTATAATATCTATCTCCATGAAAGACATCGAATCTAATATCTTGATTGCTGTGACAATTAGAGAAATCTTTGTCAAGCAAGCTGGCTGCCCAACGGCAATTACCTCTTCGTGAAGGAGCCATGAAGCTATCAATCAATCTTTCAAGCTTCTGATAATTCTTGAAGACGTTAACATACTGCTCACCTGTCAACTTTGCTGCACCAATATGAACGTGAAGACCACAAGTAGAATTTACTCTTGCACCTACGGCATCCAAAGACTTAATAGCCTTCTTTAAGGTTGCCATACCATTTGTATTGCCATTCAATACCGGACTTACAACCTCGTTAGGGTCAACATCACCACGAACTGAAGCATCACTAACAATCTTGAAATAACTCTTGTTGTCGGTGTGGTTATAGCCCTCAGAATGAATATCAACACCATTCTGACGACCTGCCTCTATCAAGGCATTGCGCTCGGCATGAACACATTCTATCTCAACACCGAATGTATAAACAAATCTCGTTGAAGTAGAACCGCTAGGTACATAGACCTTCAACATATCGGAGATTTCTTTCTCACGAAGACCGCAAGTCTTCAATGCAACAATCTTTTCGTTGCGAGGCATCTTTGACTTCTTAATTTCGTCAATAGTCTCAATTAATGACTTCTTTGAACTTGCGAATGAAAAACCAGTCTGCTTAGACATAATCAATTGTGCTAGTTGTTTCGGGTCTTACCCCTTGGTGTCGCTCTCACCTTATTGAGTGAAACTTGTCACTCGGCAAATCAACCAACTTATCTTGATTGACGATGCAAAGATACAAAGAATATTTGAAATATGCAAATTATTTAATGTTTTTCTTTTGTATTTTAACCTTTCATAACTGATACGCATAGCTTGTTAATATTTCTGTTTTTATTTTACCTTATTATATATAAAAAAGGCTTCGATGTTCACACACCAAAGCCTAAAAAACTTTACTAACTAATTACCAATTTTTATCGACTATCTTTTTAAATCATCACCAATATCTTCTTCTACTCCCAAATCCGGTAGTCTATCATACGCTTTTTGGTCATCACCTCCTTCAGACTTGACACCTAGCAGGTAACCATTCCGAAAAGCATAATATACCAGCTTTTCCATATCTTTAGCCGTTGCGTTATCTGTCAAATGTAGCGTGGCGTACAATCCCATCAAGAACTTCCGTACATCTTTTGGATATACCTTGTTGTTCTTTTCTAAAGCGACTGCCATTCTTAACGGACTTTTCATATTCTTCAATTTTTCGTTAAACCATCAAATGAAGCACAATAGAGAGCCATTCCGCTTGTTCACCTAGTTCATAGACTTATTCACAACTTTATTCGTCTCATCTGCTTCCTACGTTTACCCGTTGACAGATGTCCGAGATTCCAACAAAACAAACATCACGGCTCTCTTCTTGTGTCTCATTGTGCCAACGGAAGGATTCGAACCTTCGACCCTAGGATTAAAAATCCTATGCTCTGCCACTGAGCTACGAAAGCGTAAAGGAATGATTGGATTCGCACCAACGCCCCCTTAGTTACCATGCCAAGTGCTCTACTACTGAGCTACATTCCTCGTAATATGCAAAAAGTACTCGTGGTGCAAGGGAGATTCGAACTCACCGAACCCACAATGGGAATAGATTTACAGTCTATCTTCTTTAACCGCTTGAATATCGCACCTTTTGTGGAACATATACCAATTCCACCTTGTTGCCCCAAGCGGATTCGAACCACTAATGACAGAACCAAAACCTGTAGTGTTGCCATTACACCATAGGGCAATTTAGTACTGCATAAAGGATTCGAACCTTTGAATACCAGCGTGAAAAGCTGGCGACTTAACCACTTGTCTAATGCAGCAACTAGGGTCTCTCACCCTTATAAGAGTTTCCTTGTTATAGTCTAGCTGAGCTGGGGAACTTGGGAACCCTGCCGTAAACTCCTAAGTCTTGACTTATTATGGTAGAAGCGACCTCTCAGAAGGCCATCTGTTTCAAACACGATGCAAAGATAAGCATTTTTTCTTATTCCTGCAAGCGTTTTAGTGTTTATTTATATTCTTTTGATGTATTTTACATCATTTATCCATTCGAAGAATACCACAAAGGGTTTCTACAAGTTTCTTTGCGTCATCACCTTTGATTTCGATAACATTTGAAAATCCATCAAGAGCATCCTCGCCTTTCTGTTCCTTATCCAAACGCTTACGGAGAGCCAAATCTGGATTCTCTACCAAGATAGAGTCCAAAGCATAATTGCAAATGCGGCTTGCAAGTTCCTCGTTACCATTCGCATCACGCACAAACTCATTCTTTCCTTCAAGAATATCCATAATCTCGTTGTACTCTTCAGCATTCTCACAATTACGTGAAAGCATACCAATTACCTTGTAGCGGTCAATCTCAAAGCTGACCTTTAATTTGTCTTTATTCATTCTTTCTATTTTTTTAATAATTAAACATTATACCAAAAACCCCTTTCATAATAAAGTCCTCCCTTTAACTCATACCGGATAGCATCTGACTCTTTGCAAAGCTGACGGATTCGTATATACAAACGTTTGTCCAGCTCTTCTTCAAACAAAAGAGACAATTCCTTCCAATTGTCAACAACAGGAGCAAACCAAGGATACTGCTCCTTTACAACCTGTAGCTCATCCAAGGTTACGTGTCCGTGTTCTACCATATCATAGCATCTACGGAAGTCACTATTGTCTTTAGGAATATCCAAATCTTTCTTTCGTTTTACCCCCATCAATGCACTCCACATAGTCATTGAAGAGATGCCTGTATCACAAGTGGCTATCCACTCTATCATTCTTTGCTTGTTCATCTTCTTTTATATTAATCACGCTAAGTCGCTTTATTAACTCTTCACATGCTTCTTTAGTTAAGATACATTTCTTGGAATCTTTAATGCCAGTAACCTTTTCACGAATAGTAGTATTCGTGTCGTACACTTCTTGTAGTTTTTTCTGAAACTCAATTACGTCTTCGTTGGTAAGTTTACCTTTCTTCTCAACAATCTTGTTTGTTATATTCTTATAGACGCATTCGAGTTCAGTACATAAACGAGATTCTAACTTCATCATTATTGCGTGTACAAAAGTATCATAAAGTCTTTCCATCTTGTATTTCCTCCAAAAGTCTTTTGATTACCTCGTTATCTTTATTCTCAATGCGAGCCTTTAAGATACTCTTGAATGCGGCATCCATTGCATCGTATCTACTGGAATATTCCTTACCATCCGTATGACACAAGCCTTCCTCTACACACCATGATGTAGTTTGCCAACAGAACTTATCTTTCGAAATGTTTGCAACACAAATATAGTAACCGAAATGCTCTAAAAGCCAATCAAGCACCATATCATAGCTTGGAGCGGATATTGCCGGATGCTTACTATTCAACTTTAAGGCAGCAGAAAACTCAATATTGGATTTCTCCCACTCGGAATTGGAGTAAGCAATATAACTGCCGTAATGCTCATTATATTTTCCACCCTTACGAATGCCACCCTTTGCTGTCCAAGGACTAGCATAAGCCCAAAATTCTGCTATCTTCTCATCGTAACCAACCTCCTTCAGAAGTTTGGCTATCTCAAAGGGAACTACCTTTGGTTTTATCGTCTGCTTATTTGCCATTTTCCACCCTTTTTAAACTGAACCCGAATCAGACTTATCTAATTCATCAATTGCCTGTCTAAGCAAAGGAAGAACCTTGTCCAAGTCTTCGAAATCCGGTACGACTTCATTCACTCGCAAGATTGCTTGACCTAACAAACTCTTAATCTTTTCTCTGTCCATTGCTCTTCTCGGTTTGTTTCTCTAAGTCTTTTAAATCTACCTTCTCAAATCGAGGAACTGGCTTACCATCAATCTCAACATTACCAAAGAACATTTCCTTTGGTCGCACCCAAACTTCATGCTGTCCGCACACTGCTTGATACGCAACCTTAGCTTCAGAAGTCTCGCTATCAGTAACCTCACCAAGGTACTCATAGAAATTGCCCTTATAGTGTCGGTAAATCGGCTTACTGAATCCACCATGCAGCCAATCGGCTTTGCCGTTGATTTTCACGTACTCCCTTACCGCATCGCACTTACAGGACTTATTCAGCTCTTCTACCCAATCAAAGAAAGCTTGTTTGTCCTTTATCTCTTCACTTGATACCATGAAGAGATAAGTGCAAAGAAGCATCTTACCTGCATCAGTATCATATTTCTTGTTCACCTCTTCAGCTAATTGCATCATAGGTGTATCTAAGCGATAATTCCAACTCATAATCTACCCTTTCTTACTTTTTAAATTTGCCAAATCCTCTTTCAAACGTAGATGGAAATTATCTTCTCCATCATCACCGGAAAGAAGCCAATCAATTCTTTGGGCATAAACCTGAGCTTTCTTCAGAAGTTCAATACCCTTTTTGAATTCCTTGATAGTCTCTTTAGATAAGCCATATCTGTTAGGCATCGTATGATGATGTTTTCTAACATACCTGTCTTCATCCTCTTCTAACCATCGGTCTTCGAGAAAGCATCTTTCGTCTTCCTCATCCAATGGATGACCATCAACATAATCTTCTATCTTTGTATATATGTCAGCAATCCGATACTGAGCATAATCAAAACGTCCACCACTCATTGACTTTTAACTTCAAACTTGAACTTACTTCAATGCACTCAACCTCGCTTCTAGCTGTTGGATTATGTTATCTATAGTCTTTCCCCTATAATCAATAGCAATATCTTCCAGCACCTCAATCTGAGCCGCAATTTTTAATCTTTCTCTTACTACTGTCATAATCAAACTTGTTTATTATGATGCCGTGCTTGCAAAGTTGTAATGCACGATATAAACATAACCGCCATACATCTTTCCGATTGTTACTTCAACGAAATCAAAGATAATGTCGCCATCCATCTTGTAAGAAATCAAAGGCTCAGTTGGGAATGCATGGTGTTCTGTGTTGAAACGATACACTTCTTGTGATAGTAACTGCTTGAATACATCAACCTCACCATCCTTTGAAAAAACACCTTTAAACTCATCTTCATTGTCAATTGCAACAACTACTCCAAGTTCACTTCTGACACATACACCTTCATTTCTACCACTTTGTTCATTATACAAGACAGGTAATGTGTAAACACCTCTTGATTCTTCCATATGCTAATTCTTAATTTTGTATTTTGTTTTTATCCTTCAAGTTGCTTACATTGAGCTAAGTCTATTGCGTACGCCCAACGCTTAGGAACAAAAGACATCGTAGGTACGAACCTATCCGCACGCTCAACACATACATCTTGCGTCCGGTAAATCAATCCGTCTGAGCCTTTTACTTGCAACTCTACTAGAATTGTATGGTCTAGCATCGGGAACTTATCAATATCATGCCAGACTTCACCGCCTTCAAGAAAGGTAGGCTTTATATGGTTCATCTTTGCCATAAAGTACTTCATGTAAAATGTTTGACTTATATTCGTTAGTTATGGTCTCGCAACTACCAAAGCACCACAAATCCTTGGATTGCTCCTTGTGTAACCTTGATGACTTTATATAATAGCCATTGTTGACATCATAATGCTTACGTACCATGATATTGTCGTTTACCACTCCGACCTCATCATCCGTAATTACATAGAACATTCGACCATCACTAAATGCATTTAAGCCTTTATACACTCCATTAGAGACAACCATCTTTTCATAGCCGTTCGTCTCCCAGTTGGCATAATCCCAAATGGTTTCCAAATCATCATCATTCAGAAGATTATTATCAATAATAACCTTGCCGATAACCTTGAATTTGCCATCTTGCATCATTGCCTCAACGACAAATTCATCGGCAGCGTTGAAATCGCTAATCTCTATGGGTCTCATAATACTTGTGCTTAATATTCTCGTAAATCACCCTCTTTGCTGCCTTTGCTCTTCTGCTATTATCAGAAAAGACATCATCATACAAAGACATATCTTCACTCTCAAAAGCCACATGCTCACCTTTATAGCAAGCATCAAAGCGGCATCCTTTTTCGGACTTAGCCGCAGTAAACTTTATCTTACCAAACTTAATCTGCATAAGCCCTATCCTAGAAAAAATATTAATGATACTATTTCAAGAGCAAATAAAAACGCTAACGCATTCTCAATTGTGAATACCTTTTTCATTGTTTCAATACAGTTTTACGTGTGTCTCACGCTCTAAATTTATATTGTAAGGGGATTTCATATCCCCTTTGTTGTTCTTACTTCAAAACTCGATAAGTTTTATCGAAATCATTAAAACTCTTCAAGTAACCTTTCTCAGTCAAAGAGTTTAAAATTTCTTTCAACTCATCCTTGGTATTATCCAAATCGAAATCATACAACTCAGCAAATGTAAAGTACTTGTTACCACCAATTACATCAGCCATCACTTCGATGTTGCCATAAACCATTGTCTCTTTCTTACTCAATCTAGTATTCATAACGAATCACAGTTTTTATGGTGTGTCTCACCATTTTTAATTAGTAACCTTTATTTCTTAATTACAATGCAAAGATACAAAGAATATTTGAAATATGCAAGTTATTTAATGTGTTTCTTTTATATTTTAACGCTTATTATATATGTAGGCACGAAATTAACTTTCTATAGCAGAAAAAGCCAAAGAATCCACCATTTCGTTATACATATTACCTCTATGAGCCTTAACCCAATGGTATCTTATCACCTTGCCTTTCGCTACCTTATTATATATAGGCTGTAAGTCTCCTAACTTGCAAGCCTGTATTCTCTCTATAGCCACTTGGCAATCCACATATACATCAACAGAACACAAAGGAGGGCAATCACCCAATGCTTGAATGACTGCCCTTATTTCGGCTCTCACCGAATCGTTCACTTTGGCTGTGATAAATGTATATTTCCCACTATTGATAATCGCTCCCTTATGAAGCACAAGCCAGCCACAACCACACTTTTCTTTCTTACTAGAACCATCGGCATACACCTCGTAGCGCACACCTTTTGCCTCATCAGCAATCATCTGAGCAACAACCTCCAAAGAGTCATTGCTCATCACCTTGGCTATTTGCTTGGCTTTCTTCTTCATAAACGATTAAATCAAACCTCGTTCCTTGAACTCATTCATCAATGGTGTTGCTAAGACCTCAATATCTGGATGAGGCTTTCCGGTCGTTCCAAGACTTCTCAACTCGAAGAAATGCTTCCAATCGCTCACAAATGCGGTATGAATCAACTCCGTGTTGGTATCAAGAGGAAGTATCGTTCTCGCATCCTGTGGCTTAAGACCATCATCCTTGACCAAAGACAAATACATCATTTCGCATACTCTATTGGCAAACCACCATTTTTCTACCGGACTCCAATGCTCATAACTACCGATATTCTTTGATAGGTCAACAAATGTTCCACCATCAAAAGACAATGGATTAACCGCATCATCTTTGCTAACCCACTTTGGCTTGTTGATAGCAATCTCGCCTCCGAACTTATCCTTACTATAGTTGCAATATCTAGTGCTTTGTTCCGCTACGGAATCTATACGATGTCTGTTAGCCTCTCTACTTACCGCAATCTGAGTAGTAAAGCGGACGGTTATTCGCTTCTCATGCCATTCCGTAGGCTCGCAAATATAGTCCAAATCCTCAAACCAGTTATTTTCAACTATCACTCTGTAGTTAGTTGTGATATAGTAGTCGCTGCCAATCTGTATCACCTTTGAATATTTGTTCTCACGATAGTGCTTGACCAATAAAGACTCCGGTACAAAAAATCCTTCTTCATAGGCGACATGGAGGTAAATCGTTCCATGTTCACACATGGCAAGATGATTGCTGCTTACCATACGCTCAACGAAAGGCTTTGCGCTGTCTTTATCTATCTTCATACTTGACGCATAACATGTGCGACCGCACAACTCTATCTGTTTATAAACTCCATCCATGCCCTCACCTTGGGATAGGATTTCATATCTCGGTTCTAATATCTTCATGTCCTTATAAGTTTTGAAATTCGACCACAAAGATAACTATTATATTCCACTCTACCAAAAATTAGCACTCAGTTTAACAACACTTATCTATATTGTGAAAAACAAAAACTATCACCATAAAAAAAAGAGGAGAGTGCATCACGCATTCCCCTCTTACTTTAACATGGCACATATTAAGTTTACAATCTACTCATTTTATCTTTCAATTCGTGTATATCATTGAATGCTTGCAACATAGGCTTATGCCATCGCTCTTGTCGCTCATCAATCGACTGCAAGTACATCAGACTTTGGGCAAGAATAGTTCTTCCCTCATCAACAGCTAACCAAATGTTACCTACATTACCCATAATAGTATTCACGCTAGCTGTTAGTAAGCTACCCTCTGCGCCACCATCACGAGCCGCAATAGCATCCAACTTGGTATTTATGAGCTTTGTTTCCTCATACGTTCCCTCTGTGGCAATTTGTACCGCAGTGAAACGACCATTCAACTCTTCTCCTGTATCTTGACTCATTGATTCGAAAGAACCGGAAGAAGCGGACTGTTCATAAGATTGTTTGTAACCCGTAATTTCGGCTACTTCATCTCTAATCTTCAGTCCTTCTTGAACCATTCCATCATACTTTTCCTTCAAGGCAGTTATATCCGTCTTAGATAATTTACCGCCATTTGCCTTAGCTCGTTCCGTCCACTCGTCATAGAATGCTTGCATATCATTACCCAACAAATCATCCACCTTAGCCTTTAGAACGGCTTGCATAAGCATCTTGGAGAAATTATCAGAGAAGTCCTGAGCAGAGGAATTCATATCCATCAAAGTATCTATGAACTCGCTCTTCAAACTATCAAAAGATATTTGCGTCAAGCTTTCTGCAAGGTCATCAGCAATATCCTCTAATGTTCCTGCCTCAGCCGCATAATCTTTCAACTTTTCGAGGACTCTTCCTCCATAATTTCCCTTACCAGTGTTCTGAATCTTGTTAACAATATCCGGATTTTGCAACAACGCATTAGCTTCATCGGCAGACCGTATATCGCTTAGGTTTCCATTCCATTGTCTACCTATCGCTTCAGACACCTTATTGATTTGCTCTTGAGAAAAACCTTTAAAGTATCTATTAAAACTACCATGAGAACCATGATAACCCATTTGAGCCACCATGATGTCCTTTAAGTTTTGCTCTTTTTCCTTTTGAAGTTTTTCAGCTTTTTCTGCGTCTTCTACGGCTTTGATACCACTAGTTTTGTCTATAGAGTCACGTAATCTGTCTATTGCATCCGTCAAGATTTCATTCCTAGCCGTCAATTTGTCTATAGTCCGGTTTACTTCTTTTGCGTTTCCACCTACTCCAAACAAACTATTGAATCCACCAAACGATATTGTATTGAGAATATTACCAATGCCGCTTACCAAAGACCCTCCTATCTGTGTAATAAACTCACCACTTAGAATATTCTTTAATATGCCGTTGACCGCATTCAGAACTGTATCAATCAAGCTACTAATCAATGTTCCAATACCATCTTTCAAAACATCAAGTATCTTCAAGATGGCAGATACGATTTGACCTATTAGTCCAGCTTTTGACAATCCTTCACTTAGTGCATCACCAGCTTTCTTGCCAGCATCTGCGGCAGCATCTGCGGCTTCCTTACCCATATCCTTCAGTCCGTCAGCCGCATTTTTAGCCTCCTTTAAAGCTTTCAATCCGTCAATTCCACCTTTAAGTTGGTCAAAACTATCCCAAAGAGATGCCAAATCGGATAGTCCAGAAGTAGAAAGGAACTCATGGATAGCAGAAATCGGTTGTGTCACATTCTGTGTCGTTTGAGCCAACTTCTGACCACTAGTACGAACTTTTGTGTTAGCCGTAACAATCTTCTTTCCGGACTCCGCTAACTGACCTTGAACTTTATTCAATTCTTCTTGTAGCCTTGTTTGCTCTGCAACATTGCCCGACTTTTTCGCATTCTCAATCTGTTCTTGCAAAACCTTAATACGAGGTATAAGCAAAGTTTCCGTTTTCGTGTATTCCTCTTGTGCAATTTTTGCATTCTTCAGAGCATCCTGATAAGCTACAACATCCCTTGCAAGGTCTTTCCAACCTAAATCACTTGTATTGCCAATCGAATTACGGATATTCTGCATAGCATCAACGATACTCTTCTGCTGGTCTGCACCCAAATTTTGGAACTTATCCGTACCTACGAACTTATCCAGATCTGCCAATAAAGGAACAAGCGCATCTTTCATAATGCCACCAACATTTCCGAAGACTTGATACCAGTCTATCTTCTGCATAATAGCACTAGCCTCAACCGAATCCGTCTCTTTCTTCTGCTCTTCTTTCAAAGACTTTATCTTCCATTGCTTGCTTGAGTCCGAATCCGTAGAGTTTTCTACCTCGCTAATCCTCTTAGCGTAATCGGCAGCAATAGCTAACTTCTGCTCTTGGAATGTACCATAAGTCTTCAGATAATCGTACATGCTTTGCGCTTCTTTAGCAAGCACATCCTCATTCTGCTTTACAGCCTTATCCCGAATTGCATTCATCTGATTAGCAACACTCATGCCTATGGTCATATCCATACCATTGGACTTAACAGGATTACCCTTGCTATCCTTCATGGTCTCGTTCAAAACCTCATTCTTATACTCTTCATCGGTTTTGCTCTGCTTCCACATGTTAGCCTTACGACCCTTGCCGGAATTAACCCAAACAGCTTGGTCACGCTTTTTCCTAGCCTCAACCAATTTGTCTATACCATCTTCTACCACCTTTCTCTCCTTGTCGGCATTCTCGGTTATCTGAGCCAATTCCTTGCTATAACCATCATTCATCGCATTGATGCGGTTCTTGGTCATGTCTTGGATAGCTTTCTCCGAATAAGCGGAAACAGACTTAGAATAGTCCTCCTCAGCCTTTTTGCGTTCATACGCTCTTGCTTGTGGGTCATCCGTATCTTTCTTTGGAGTAGTCTTGGTTGTGTTTGTCTTTGTTGTTGTGCTACTCTTTGGTGTACGTGATTGAATTATAGATTTCGCCATTGCGACATCCGTTTGGTTTTCCGTTCTTGACCTAAACTTACCTCCAGAACGTGTTACTAACTTATGCCCAGTTTTCCTTTCATGATTTTCCTGTTGCAAAATATCCGCTTCTCTCCTTGAAATCAAATTCTGCAACTCCTTCGTTGTCATAGATTTCATCCAATTTGGAATTTCCGAATCATCATAATGAATTTTTAAACTCAACCCATATTCTTTATTCCATAAATTGACAAGATTATCAGTCTGTGCTATCAAATCTTGGATTGATTGCTTGTTCTTGTCAGCTATCCAACGAGCCTTTGCTTGAGAGTTGTTCCAATCAATAGTCGCTGTGCTTCCTTTATATATTGCATCCTCTGCCTTTTTGTAACTTTCATTCAAAGAGTTTATACTATCTATATGCTTTAATATAGAACTTCGCAAACTTGCCATCACGAAACTATTGTACCCCATCTTCTTACCCCATTCCTCAAAAGGAACTAATAGATTGCGAAGAGCAGCATCGTATTCTTGTGCAGCATTAGCATATTCCAATGTTCCTTTCTTTGCAGAATCCATTTTCTGCCTTAAAGAGTCTATCTTAGTCAATACCTCATCAGAAACAAGGGAATTAAACATCATCTGTACAGCTGATATGTCTTCTTTATCAATATGTTGTCCAAAATCAAGCCAACTACCACCTAGTGAATCGGAAAAATCCTTATCTAGGTTTTTCCTTGCTTCCTCATATTGAGAAGATATAGACATCAAAGCGTTAGCTTTTTCTCGTTCAGCATTTTCTAATTGTAAAGAAGCAATAAAAGCGTCATGCTTATTTTTCAACGTTTCCAAATTATCCTTTTCATTGTCGCATTTTATTCCATATTGTTCATATACCTCAATAAGTTCATCTTTTGCTTTTTTATGCGCATCAGTACTTTCATTCGTATTCCTTAACACATTCATCAATGTTTCAACCTTTTTACTGGTCAAACTTGTTGTTTCCCCAAAATGTGTTGTATCTGCCGATATTTCTTCAGTCTCGTCTCCAAACATAGAAAATACGGAATACAAAGTTGTTCCCAGTGTTATCAATGCACCTATTGGATTAGCAGCCATTGCCGCCCATAAACTCTTTAAGGCATTTCCACTACTTCTTACCGCACTAGAAAAAAGATTAACTACCGTAGTCGTATATTTTGTACCTGCTGCATAAAGCGCATTTTTGATAGTGGCTGTTGTGGTCGCCAATATCCCAGCTTTCTTTGCAGTGGTATTAGAAGTTTGAGAAATGGTATTTATATTATTTTGTATCGTAGACTGTTGCTTACTCAAATTCTCCTTTGTTTGAGCAATCGTCTTACGTTCGCTTTCAATGGTCGAAATCTTTGTTTGAGCAGCATTCACTTGTTTTGTTGCCGTTTCCAAACGTTCTTTTGCTTCTAGCGCATTCACGGCATTACCCTCTGCATCAAAAGCCAAGTTTGCGCCACCAGCAGTTTCCTCAACCAATTTTTGAGCCTCAGCAAAGGCATCTTGGGCATCTTGTAAATCATTCAAAGCTGATGTATATTGTCTAGCCAACTCTACATCCCTATCATCAAGATTTGATATTTTCTCCGTAGTAGTCTTCAAATCATCTTTAAGAGACTCTATTTTTTGTTGACGAAGTTCCTCTGTCTTTCTTTTTTCTTCATCAAGTTCTATCTGGCTTTGTGCTGTTGCTTGTTGTTGAGCCTGTAAAAGTTCACGTTTCGTCTCTAGTTGGGAACGCATTTGTGCCGAAATAACACCCTCTTGCTCGGCTGCATCTAACCTTGCCTTTACAAAGTCATCGGACACAGCAGTATCTCCAACAATACTTGCCAAGTCTTGTTGTTTGCTTACTCGCTCTTGCTTTTTGTCCTTACCCAGCGACTTGTAGTTTGAGTTCTCTAGGTCTTGCAAACGCTTGATTTCTGCATCAATTCCCTTCATCATATCATCGGCTTGTTGCGCTTCCTCAGCTTTGCGAATAGAAGCAGCCGCCATTAACGATGCACGATAAGAACCAACAGCTATTGTAGCTACACCAATAACTTTTATTACCTCTTGCCAATTCTCTACCATAGCAGAAATAATTGACAATCCACTAGAGAACACGCCCTCGGATTTTTTGCCGATTTCGTTGAACGCTTGCTGGATGGAGTCGCCAATATTGCTCCACTGACCCTCCAAGGTCTTTGATTGTTGCTCCATCAAGCCTCCAAAACGACCGCCAGCTTGCGTCATGTTAGCGATGGCTTCCTTAAAGATGTCTGAGGTCACTTTACCCTTTGATACAGACTCTTGAACCTCTGTCGTGTTTTGGTGTAATATTTTACCTAATTCTTCAGCCAAAGGAACACCTCTGCCCATAAACTGGCGCAAGTCCATTGTAAACATTCTTCCTTGCGAAACGGTCGTTCCGTAAAGATAAACAAGGTCTCCAAGCGGGATGTTCAAACCCGAAGCAATGTCACCAAGCTGGACAAGCGTTTTGTTAACATCTTTCGCTTCCGTTCCGTATGCCAAAAGTTGTTTTGCTCCGCTCGTAACACTGGACATGTCGAAAGGCGTGTGAGCTGCCGTTTGGATAAGTTCATCCATAAGCGCACCAGCCTTTTGCTCACTACCCAACATTGTTGTAAAAGAAATTTCTAATTGTTGGAATTGAGAGCGAGTATTGAAAATACTACTTGCCAGTTGTTCAAATCCTAAACCGCCAAGCAAAGCAGCCGAAAGCATGTGAGCATCACCAGTTACCCTTTGAAACAAGCTAGACATACCCTCTCCGGCAGTAGGAGCAGACTTCATACGTTCTATCATTTGGCTCATGCTATCGGTCAACATATTTGTTGCCTCTTTTGCCGGATTTGCTGAACCTGCATACAAAACATACTCATTCCGCATATTCTCCAAGGTCTGACGAGCACCGACAGCACCCCCTTCTAGGTTCTTCAACTGAGCTGTTTGACCTGCCAAAGAGCCTTTTAAATAGTCAATATTCTTCTGTAAAGAATCTATGGATGACTTATCCGTTGTAACTCCAAGAGTTAATCTCTTGTTCGTGATTTGCTGTTGGATTTTCTCTATTCGGTCTTTGGTAGCTTGCATTTGAAGTTCATAGCTATAAACTTCCCTTGCGGCTGCTTGCATCTTCTTATTAAACTCGGAAGACATCACGTAAGCGGCTCTTGAAGCAGCTTGTGTCAAGTCCTTTAAGCGATTGCTAGCATCCGCATATTTTTCCGTCAAATCCGCAACAATAGCTGGGTCGGTTGACTTATTGGTCTTCAACAACTCAGCCCTCAACTTTTCACACTCGGAACGAAGTTTCGTAACCTCCTCGAAATTCGCTTTGACATCGAATCTTAATTCTGCCATATTTTATGTTTTATTGGCAAAATTAGCTAATAATCAAAGGAATAACGAAAGAATTAAGGTATGCTATTTCACAAAAGATTTAAGTGCAAAGAATAATGTCTAGATACAAAAAAGCCTTCCACATTCACATGCAGAAGGCTCGGTTGTTTACTTATTTTTCTTCTATATATAAAGACCGTCAAATCACGACAGCCTGTAATTCTTTTGAAATTCCATGTAAGCAATCAAGAATTTGCTGCTTACGTTTTTTGCTAGGCTCATGGATTCCCATTGCATACTGACGCATCAGAGAAGCATTAATGCCAGCTTTCTTTGCGACACCATTTATATTCAGATATGAAAAATAATCGAAGAAAGAACCTATATCATACCGGAACTCAAACACCAATTCAGGCATTTGCTTTCCCTCTTCTTCAAGAAGCTCTTTAATCTCTTCCTTTGCTACAAAAATATCATCCATCGCTTGTTTTGCAGAGTTGCCAAATCCGACTAGATGGAAGTCTGGAAATTTATCCACCATATAGCAAGAAAAATTCTTTTCTTCTTTACACTTTTCTACTTGTATAATTACCTTTGTTGCCATAATTCCGATTCTAAACTTTAAAAAGAGGTCTTAAACTCATATCAACTTCTTGCTATATAAGCGAAAAATTGCTGGGCTTAAAGCCCAAGCAATCTTTCAAGAATACTGTCGTAAGTCTTTCGAGAAACTTCACGACTGCCGTGCCGTGGCACTGGACATTTAAGTTTTGTTGTTGGACTAAACCAAATGTCGTGATTACCACCATGCCGAACCACATAGCAACCTGCTTGGGTCAGCTTTCTCACTAATTGACTAGTCTTCATCATATATAATAGAAGAAATTAATAAATAAGTAAAAGACCTCTTTTGTCCTTAAGACAATGCAAAGATATAACTTTTTTGTTATATATGCAAATAAAAGGATAACTTTTTTGTTATATTAACCTCAATTAACAAAAAAAGAGCCACCCCGAAGGATGGCTCACTATACTGTACTATACTTTACTATACCATACTGCACTTTACCCTACTACACTAGACTTCACCGCACTCCACTACACTTCACACCACTTTTCTGTTGTACACTGCACTTCATTTAATGACTTCTAGCTTATAAAGCTATTGCCTTATGTATAAACGTAGCTACCAATATCGCTAATGTAGAGAATGCAATATGGAAGCTACAAAACCATTTCTGATTTCGTTTGCAAAGGTAAGCATAATTTTCGAAACAAGCAAATTATTTAGTGTATTTCTTTATTCTTTTAAACTTTATTTTCTTTTAGAAACCTATTTTTAAAATTACACCTTATTATTATAATAAAAGTATCATTTCAAATAAACCCAATTTGTTGAAATGTTACTAAACGTATAACTTTGCTTTTTTGCCTTTTGCGGTTCTTTGTCAAAGTCAGCCGTAACAAACAAATGCGTTCCGTATAATTCCATATTCATTGCTTTTGTTCTCTCATCGCCCTTATCTTCTTCCAATGGGGAAACTTTAGCCAATTCGCTATCAAAAGCATAAAGTTTAAAGAACAAGTCTCCTTTCTGTTTAGAATATTGCACCAATGCGCCATAAGGCTTTTTTACAAGAACAATAGCATTATTCAACTCCTTGTATTCATCACTACAGCTTTCCACGATTTTTTGCTGGTCTTCATTAGAATTTACACGCATCTTTTCCAAATGCTTTCCTAATGATACATACACACTATCCAAAATCTTATATGCACCATACTTATCATAGAAGGCATATCGAGAAGAAACGGCATCTTCAAAATCAGAGCAAGGAACTATTTCATTCTTTGCGTTCATAGCCTTTTTATTCATTATGGCTGAGTTCCAATTGATAACAAAATCCGTTGCTACGAAATCCAAAGAATATATTAGTCTATTGCTATTGAAGCGATAATCAGACAACGCCTTCTTGTAATTAGCCATTTTTTCAGCCTTAACTTGGTTGGAATGGTACACGTAGCCACCAATTCCGCCACCTATCACAACGATAGCTACGATGATGGCAATTATCACTTTCTTCTTCATAATCACATTTATTTAATTATTGAACCTTGTGAGGAACACCCCACGTTACTTAACACTTTCCAACTTATCCAACACGACCCTAGCCTCAGCGATGGACGATGCGGAATACAACTCACCACCTTGTTTTATAAGGGCAATGAAATCTGAACAATCAGCTTCGGAAACTAGTTCTGCAAGCGTTACACCTATAATGCTTGCTATCTCCTGAAGACTGGCGACAGTTGGATTCCCATCAATAGTTTGTATCAAGGATGGCAAAGATACTCCCTTACCACCTTTTTTGTTAGTCAGCCTATCAGCTACATACGTTAGCGTAAAGCCTTTTCGTTTAATTATGCCTCGTATATCCATACCTTATTATATATTAAGTTCTAACTTTATTTATTGATGTTGCAAAGATACACATATTTCCGCAAACTGCCAAACTTATTATGAAAAACTAAGTTTTTAACCTAACAATGCAAACATATCTTAATTTGTATATTAAATCAGCAAACAAAGGTTAAAGTTAAGATAAAACTTAATAAAATATTTGGTAGTTAGGATAAAACTTAGTATCTTTGCATCGTGATTAAGAAAGAAAGGTCACAATAACATTATTAATTTAGCTGAGGTTGCACCTCCGAGTCGGCACTCGTAAAACGGTATAGCAATATGACTACTTCAATGATAAGAAGAAACTTGATTCAGAAGTTCGTTATGATAGAGTTCGTAAGCAACAGGATAAACACCCAAAAGGACGTTGATAGAATGTTGAATATGATAACAACTAAGCTCAATATGAACAACGATGAGGCCAAGAGCTTCTTGCGTGAGAGCATCGGACTTACAAAGTAAGTAATTTAAGTTTAACGTTTAAAATTGAAAGATTATGGCTACTACATTTAAGAATATGATGAGAGAAGTGATGAATATGGCTCACAGAGCATTTCAGCTTAAGGGTGCTTACATGAGTTGGACAGAATGCTTGAAGCAAGCTTGGCAGGTAATCAAGCTGAAGGCTCGCATGAAGAAGCAGGTCGTTGAGTTCTATTTTCAGAAAATGAATGGTGAGATTCGTCAGGCTTTCGGCACATTGATGGAGAGTCACATTGACTACACTCCAAACGGCAAGGGTTACGCTTGCAAGGACTGCACCAAGTATTGGGATGAGGTCAAGGGAGAATGGAGACAATTCAAGAACTACAACTTGATTAGAGTTGCTTAACAAGGTTATTAACGATTAAAAAGAAACTAGATATGAGCGCAAAGATTATAGTGATGCAAGGCAACATGGTTGCTACCATCGAAGAGACGAACAAGGACGCATTTATCAAGCGTGGTGAGTATAAAGAGACCGATCTGGACAGACATAAACGTGAGGTTGATTTCTTGATTACAAGCATCGCAAACCGCTACGAAGTGACATTCAATCACAAGGTAGAGCTGAAAGAAAGCCGAAGCATCAAGAAAAGCGAATATTTCGATAACATCTACTACGTTACCGAGAACGCATTGAACAAGCTGAAAAAGCAATACTCATACGAGTGTGATTTGTAATAGATTTCGTGAGGCACACGCTAAACTGCACCGGACTTTGAACATTAAATATTTAAGAGATATGGATAAGAATTTAATGGATGCTCTCTACGTGAGCTACGATGAGAAGATTGGTGTATTGTGTGACGACAAAGACAACACTATTTCACATATATTGGGTACTGACCTTACACTGGTGTTGGATAAAAAGGACATGGCGGTCTATCTGCTAGTCCCATTGACCCGAAACCACAAATTTGAGTATAAGGGTAATTACATCATTGTGGATGGCAAGCAGCTCGATTCTGACATCTTTTTCCGCAAGGATGCTTGTCAATGGATTCAGATGCAATCAAAAGAAATGCTATCAATGGTAGCGTAACATATATGGTGAGGCACACCGAAACAACTGCACATTATCTTTGATGTTTAACAATTAAATTCCGTGAGCAATGGAAAGAAGAAGTAATGTGCAGAAATGTGCCATAAGAATTGGTCGTGCTGGTGAGGACAGAAGTCCTCCAAAGCAAAACAAACGTTAATGTTTTAAATAAAACACTAAAGCGTTTGCAAGTTAACAAGAAAAGCATTAACTTTGCAGCCGAAAATAACAAGGTTGTGAAGTCACGAGCACGGCTAATGAGGATATAGATTATATTTTTAAAATTTAAAATTAAATATTTTCATTTGCTCCAAGCGTGGAGTATTGTCATTCCGTCCATCGCTCTACAATAGTGGATGAATGACACAAGCCCTGTCCGCACTCGTGACTTTAGCGGATGGGGCTTTTCGTTTCCACCACAGCCAAATATAAATTATCAACAAATTAAGAAATGAAAGATTATTTAGAAAAGAATTTGAATGATGCACCCATGCTGGGAGCATTCGTAAATCAAAGTGAGAAAATCAAGGTTGAAGGCTTTGAACTCATCAAGGTAGAAGAACGTGATGGTAAGCAAGCCATCAATGCAAGAGAGCTGCACCAAAAGTTGGGTAGCAAGTATCAATTTGCGAATTGGATTCAAGAGCGTATTGAAAAGTACGGATTCGTTGAAAATCAAGACTATGAGGTTTTTAAGGAAAATCTTAAAAACTCAAAAGGTGGCAGACCAAGCAAGGAGTACGCCCTATCTTTAGACATGGCGAAGGAGTTGTGTATGATTGAGAACAATGAGAAAGGTAGGATGATTCGCAAGTACTTCATTGAGGTTGAGAAAAAGGTAAGAATGCAGAGTGTTCCATCTTTGCCCGATTTCACCAATCCGGCTATAGCAGCAAGAGCTTGGGCTGACCAGTTCGAGAAGAACCAAGTACTGACCTTGGAGAACAAGCAACAGAGAGAGGAACTTGCCAAGGCATCGCAGGAGATTGTCGGACTGAGCGCACAGATTACAACAATGAAGCCTAAGACTACTTACTTCGATGTGATGATGAAGAACAAGAGCACAAGCGTGATTACATCAATGGCGCAGGATTACGGAATGAGTCCGCAAGCATTCAACAAATTGTTGCATGAGCATGGTATCCAGCACAAGGTTTCTGACCAATGGGTCTTGTACCGCCAATATTTGGATAAGGGATATGTGAATAGCGAGCCAGTGACCATTACGCACAATGATGGAAAACAAACCATCAAATACAACACGAAATGGACTCAAAAAGGGCGTTTCTTTCTCTATGAGTTCCTAAAGGAGAAAGGTATCTTACCTTTGATTGAACGAAATAATAATGGTGAGACACACTAGGACAACTGTAAAAGCCCCAATCTCGTTAGAGGTTGAGGCTTTCTTTATTTTTACATTTACTTCTTATCTAACCCATAGGAGAACAAATACTTTTGCGCTAATTTTCAAAGACTTGTATTTTTATTACAAAAGTATTGTTATTTTACATTTCGGTTTCATTATACTCATAATCCCAGAGGAATAACTTGCCTTTGACGTTTCTAATCGGCTCATCGAACAATTTAGCATTCTTCAAGAACCAATGATATTGGAAATCTTCAGCAAATGCATCCGGATAAGCCTCATGATACTGAATATCATCCAACTCTACGCTGCCGATAATAGCTGACGTTGGCAAGTCTTTGAAGTCTGGAATAACAATACCATGTTCTTGGCAATATTTCTTCATTGCGCTCTCTTGCCATCCGTCAAGTTTTTCGGGTTTAGCTTGACTAGCATGAATAAGGAAACGACCACGGAACTTTCTATTCCATGTTCTATTCTCAATGGTCTTGCAGCCGATAGCGATTAACCAAGCATACGGCTGACGAATTGATAATACTTTCATAAGCTCATTGTTTTGATGTTTACATTCGCAAAGGTAATAAAAACCTTCGAGAAATGCAAGGAAACTCTAATTTATTTTCATGTTTTCTTAAAATAATCTTGAAATAGTTTGCATATTTCAAATATTTTTCGTATCTTTGCTGTGTAATCAATGAGAGATTGCAAAGGGGATGCCGAAAACCTGAAAGAGTAGGTGAAATGAAATCCCAAAGCCGTATGAGAGTTTACATTTCAGTTCGGATTTGGAAAATCAAAGTTGCTCTTACAATTGAATTGTAAAGCTTAGATTTCCAACAGGGAGGTAGTGTTCACACCACCGCCTCCCACCTTGGGATTTCGTTGCAAAGGTACGAAATTTATTTCAAACCACCAAATTTTTAACGTATGGGCACAAACGAAGAAAAGACAACCAAGTCATGGGGAGGTGCAAGAGAAGGGTGTGGACGCAAGAAAAAATGCGCTAAACGTATGTTCTTTTCTGCCACAGAAGAAACGCTCGACATCCTCAATTCCTTAGACGGAAACAAGAGTGACTTCATCAACGAATGCATCCTTAAGGCGGTAAGAGGTTAAATCCTCTTCCGTCTTTTCTTTCTAATTCTGTCCCAATCCGGTTTAAGTACATTCATCGTGCCGACCATCGCCTTGTACTTGTCGCCAAGTTCGCCCTCGTTCATAGATGAACGGAAAGTGTACATCTTGTATCGTTCATGCTCTGGCACATATAATCCCACCATCAAGGAACGGACTCCATCTACCTCCTGCTCCGGTGCTATCAATACAAGCCCCTCGTTCATGCTTTCCAACTTGAAAATCTTTGAGGTGACAACCTCATAATAGTCTAGTATATTCATATTCTTGTCTCCTATAATTATTTTGTACGTTCAAACACTTCAATATACTGGATAGAGCTACAATCAATATATTTACGTGTAAACACTACTGTACTTCCACTTCCAATCATAAGTGTTCTGTTCTTTGTATTGCAATTGAAAGATGTTTCAATACCAATACCATTGAAGTCGAAACTTATTTTTGCTCCACCTACCAAGTTGATACTTCCTCTAAGACCTTTGTCCTCGGCTTCGCCTAATATCACATTCACATGACCTGCATCCATATTCTCCTATAACTAATTGTTAAACACCTTCTCTAATAAAGATACGTATGATAGAGTCACTATCAATGTAATCTCTGTTTCCGTTCTCAGCAAGTATAGTTATCAAATGCTTTTTTTTGTTATAAAGAACATCGGCAGTAAAATCAAATAACTTTGATTTGCTAAAGTTTGCATGAGTTAACTGCCCATTAGAGAGTGAAATACCTGCAATGCAACCGCACTCCTTTGCATCATCTAAGATGTCTTTGATAATCTTAATATCCATAGTCTTATTACTTTACTTCTCGTTCTACAATATCGAAATTATCCCACGTCTCTCCTTCGCTGTCTGAGATATGAAAGAAAGAATCTGAGATATTGTATAGATAATCATCGCAATCCAAAACTCGCTTGTAATTCTCCAAAGTGTTCATTCCTTTGTGTCTTATCGCCTTTCTTGCCTTATCTATGGTAGAGAAGACTTCTGCATCAACCTCCACTGCTTCACCCAATCCATGTTGGTATGAAGAAATTACTACATATACTTTCATAGCTTAAACATCATTATTTCTTACGCTACCTTAGATAACGTTTCTTTGTCAATCTCAATCCATTGGCAAGCATCCTTGCGGAAGAAGATTTCACTCTTGATATACTCACCATCCACATCAATGCTATCATCCTTGCAGACAAATGTATGGTTCTTTGTCAAAGGTACAAGAAGGTACGTTTTACCCTCTCTCTTGCGTTCTACAAGCGTTTTGTCCGTCCCAAGGATAACTGATACCCTTTCGTCCTTATCGTCCTTTAGAATACCTATTTTATCCGTGTGCTCGATATAGAGCACATTCAGAAAATTCTCATCCATTTTCTTATGCATTAATCATTCTGTTATACTTTTTCTTATTAACACCTCGTTTAACGGCTTCATAGAGCAAAGTCAAAGCTAATGCTTCATCCTTGACTTTCAAAGCCTTCAAGGTATCTCTTTTTACGTTGTAGTTCTCATCGACCTCACACAATGGTACGTAGCCTTTGTGCTCGAAATTTCTTCGACCAATCGCCCAAATCTCATAGCCATCCGGAAACTCGTTTGTTGTCTCGAATTCATAACTGCCATCAATAAACTTTTCCATAATCAATTATATTAAGTTCTTTGCCTTATCTTTTCTTACTTCTCCCATCGGAAAGCGTTAGGGTCTTTTACAACCTTCTTGCTGGCTTCGTCCCACATATAACCATCATTAAACCACTTTGGGGCTTTACCATTGATTACCCGTTTCGCCTCGGCTATGCTAGCATAGTCTGGTTCAACAACATTATCAATGCGAACGGCAATCTGACCGAATACGTCCTCCACCTTGGTAATATGATGCCCTTTGTAGAACACTTCTTTCAAACACTTAGCAATTGTCTCCATATCTCAAATACTTTAAAAGTCCTAAACTAAAGGGGTGTTTAAAGGCACACCCCCTATTAAGCCTCGCCAAACACCTTAGAACGTGAATATATCTTTATGCAACTCGCAAGAAGTTGTAAGCCTTGAATTGTCTCCATGCGCCCTTTGCTTCATCCCAATAGCGGATGCAATCTCTTGATGCTGCATGCCCTGTACCATTTGGAGTATAGTCAATGTGGCTCTGAAGGAGAGTACCAAAGGCTTGTCTTACCTCACCATTCATCTTCATAAAGAAGAACTCTACTACCTTGGTCTTCATCGCTGCCTCAAGCTTTACGACCTGCCAAGCCTGTTTCAAGCACTCAACCCAAGACATTGAACTTGATTTCAACTGATAGGCTCTATGTGCCAACTGCATTACCTTTCTCATCTTGTTCTTAATTGAAGTTGTCATATCCTCAAACCGTTTTACGAGTGCCGACTCGGCTGCATAGCAGCAATTAATAGTTAAACTTTAAAGCCTTTATCTCTTAAAGACATTGCAAAGATAGTAGTTTTTTCTAATATTACCAAATATTTCTATAAGAAATTTCTAATATTACCACTTATTTAACACTTATAAGCTATTTCTAAACATTTATTCACTAATTATTAGCTAATTCTAATATTTAACTCTTTTTCTTTGGCAGTTAAAAAAAAATAAGCTATCTTTGCAGCATAAT